AAGACACCTCTGATGGTGCAAGGCGAGTATTGAAGTTCATTTATCTTGAAACACTTCATGGAGGCACATCACAGTCATCAGGTGGAAATGATTACGAATGGTATGTTGTAGAAGATAATTTATATACCGTTGACTAATGAGGGTACTGGTAACATCAAATCACACTAATATTACAGGTGTAAATACCTTTTTATATACTTTTATCGCTACATTGAAAAAAGAAATAAAAGATATAGAGATAGATTTTTATGTACCATTCTCTAATTATACCCCGTCTCATTTTGAAGATTATTTAGAACAATACATTGCAAACTTTTTCATTGTCTATCCACAAGAATCTGATTACGATTACATCTATTATTCTTACAAAAGCAATATTGAGTTTAGAAAAGATACATTTGCCAAAAAGGGTTTTTTTGTGCACGGACTCATGAACCCTGACTATGCCATTAAAGATGACATGAATATCGACAAATCATTTGTCTTTGGAGAGAGATCTATGAAGCATACAGAGCACAAAGACAAGGTGCTCATTAGAAACTTTGTCGATCTTAAAAGATTTAAGCCTGTAAAACTAAACAAGGAATTGCATACTGTGGCGATTTTTAGGCCAAGAAATAGAGATGTAGGATATATTAATCTTAAACAGGCATGTAAACAACTAGGGCTTTGTTTAAAGGTCATAGGAGGCATTGAAGACTGTTTTGGTAATGTAGCGAACTGGAATGTCGAAAAGGATCTTAGAGAGGCTGATTTGGTGGTTGCTACAGGTAGATGCATGCATGAAGCTATGGCAATGGGTATTCCAGTAATAAATGGCGGATTATTTCCAAGTGAAGGATATATTGATTCAGAGAAAAAATTTCTTGAAGGATTGGAAACGAATTCTTCTGGATGGATTACACGGGCTTTAAAGCCATTAAACGAAGCATCAGTAGACGATATAGTGAAAGAATTAAGTAAATGGAAACATTCGGATGGAGCTCTTATGAGAAAGTGTGCAGAAAAGCATCTTAATCCAGCCTCCTTTATAAAAAAAATATTATTTTAGAGTTATGAAGTTAGTTTATACAAATGCAGATCAGCCCAAAGAGATTCAAAAGAATCCACTTGTTTCTTTAGGTGGGTATATATCAAGCACCACTATTCCAAGTGGCAGGGACAATAATATTTTTCCCTCACCAAGTAATTTTAATATTGAAAACAATAAGAAAGAAATTAGAATGGTGGCATTGCATAATACAAATGACACTGTGGCATCGGGTGTGAAAATGAAATTGATCTTTCCATCTGAAAGTATTTTTTCTTATAATATTGCGGTGGTATCAGCAGGCGATTGCAAGGGTGAAGACAAATATGAATTGCTTGGCGGTACAGGAGATCTACCTTATTATTCTGAACTATTGGGTGCTACAAGTGATGTAGAAATCGAACTAGGCTCTATTGAACCAGATAAATCTTTAGGTATTTGGATTCAAAGATGCATTAAGGCATCAAAAAAATGCAAAACATCAGCACTTCTGAATTCTGGTAACTGTGATGTATGGAAAAAGAAATACAAAGAATTAACCCAAGATACATCCGATGAATGCGAAAGTGAAGAGCTGGGTGATTTTATCTTACAGGTATCTTTTAATGAAGACCCCATAGAAGAAGTAGTGGATGAAAGCGAGAGCTCTATATCTATTTCTGATTCTAACTCAACTTCTATTTCTGAATCTAATTCATGCTCTGACTCTGAATTCAATCTATCACTATGAGTGGTAAAAAATCGTACAAGTTTAACGCAGGTAAATACGAAGGAAAAACCTTTAAATGGGTTTTTGACAATGATCTTAAATACTTTAGATCTTTTGCTAAGCGTAAGGGATATGCAGAGCTCAGTGATGCAGCAAAGAAGTCATTCAATCAGTATTTAGCTACATCAGCTCTATTACCTGAAAAATTAAAATCCAAAGAAGTATCTAAGGATCTTGATAAAGATATTTTGCAGCAGGCCATGGACATCTACTTTGAGTCAGGAAACTACTTTAAAGCAAAGACTTGGCTTAGTGAAAACAAATTAGCCAAAGGACGTTCTAGCGAGTATTTAGGGGTCTTAAAACAAATATATTCAGAAGCACTAGAGGGGGAAAAGAAAAGTTTAATTGAACTACATATCAATAGATATGAAGCCATGCAAAACAAATTACTAGACACCGAGATTGATTCGGATGGAGAACACTACGTCAAAAGATTATCTAATGTTTTAAATAAAGCAGTAGATGTCATGATTGCGAAGGAAAAAATGATGGGTTTACATACCAAAGTCTTTAAGGTGGAATTAAATAACTATTACGAACAACAAAAATCCATTGATGTTTCTAATTTAGATTTTACCAAACTATCAGCAGAAGAGCAAAATGAACTATTGACAATTTTTGGCAATATCGATTCAAATAAAGAGGGATTTGCTGTCATTACAGGTAGCAATAAACGAGACGATATAGTAGAAGATGTAGATTTTGAAGACGTAATTGAAGCACCCGTTGCCGATTCACCAGTAGAAGCAGAACCTCTATCTCCAAAGCCAGTAGGAGCACAGACACTACACGATGTAAAAAGATCTATAGCAAAAGCTGTGGAGCAAAAAATGAAAGATAAATTAGCATCAAAGGGAAAGAAGTTGTAGATTTGTTGCGTGAGAATTGATCCTGAGCAAATATTATCTCTATTAAGAAGAGTTAGACGACCTGATTCTAAGGGTAATGTGAGATCTGAGTGTCCTTTTTGCGGACAAGATGAATTCTATATTAATATAGAAAAAGAAAACTACCCATTCCAATGCTGGCGTAAATCCAAGTGTGGAGAATCTGGGTTTTTACCAAAATTATTAAAGGAGCTAGGTGAAACGAGTCTACTGGATAACCTAAACACGGTCAATTTAGAAAATAAGCTGGAACTATTGGTTTTCGATAGTATTCAAAAAAATGAAGACATTGATCTATCTATTAAAGCCGAATCACTGCCTTTAGGTTTTAAAAGAGTATATGAAGATGCCTATGCTACATCACGTGGCATTACCGACTTTAAAAAATACATTGTAGGGTACACAAATCTCACTACCCGTCTCAGGAAATACATTGTAGTAGCCATTACACAAGATGAAGCCGTTTGTGGATATATAGCAAGGGACACTACTGGTCAGCAGCAGCCAAAGTATTTAAACTCTATCACAGCATTTAGTAAAATACTATTTGGATTTGATGAAATAAATGGTGCTACAGAAACTTTAATTGTTGTTGAAGGCTTATTTGATAAAATAAACATTGAGAATCTATTAGGGCTTGATAAACAGCATGAAATTAAATGCGTATGTACATTTGGATGTAAAGTATCAGATGAGCAGCTTCATAGAATAAAAGAAAAAACAATGGTGAAGACTTTGATTCTCATGTATGACAATGACGTGCATCGAATGATCACTAAGGCGTACAATAAAACGTCACCACACTTTGAGTCAGTCATGATCGCTAACATACCATATTTTGATGTAGATGCAGGCGACATAAGTGCTAAGCAATTACAAACGGTCTTATCAGATCACATTATCACGGGTGAAACATACATCTCTAATACCATTAAAGCCAACAAATTAGCCTAGTTTACTATATTTATATAATATAGAAACAATGGCAAAGTCAAGAAATTTATCAATATACGAACTCTTTGAGGTATTACAGCGAGAATATGTAATATGCGTGCTACGTTCTAAAATATATCCGTACCAAAAGCACAAGAAATATTGGGCATTTGTCGCTGAAAAGAAAAAAGATAAGATTTTAGACATAGCTAATAGAAACATGCTACCCAATATCTTTAGTTCACCAGATGTAAAGAAAAGCATTGAAATGATTATCTATGGTAATTCTGGCTACCCTAACTTCATATACAAAGATGAAGAGCAAAGAAGCATGCAGGAAAAATGGGACTATGTTAATTATTTCAGTAAACTATCCGAAGTCACATTTGTACACGAAGGCAATACTTGCGTGGGCAGTATAGCTCAGTTTGATTTTACGAAAAAAAACATAGATATTCTCTATAAAGGTGAGATCATTTCATTAACGCCAGAAGATGTCACTAGGATTCTCTAGTGATGCATTTATCAGAAAATCTACACTGAGCACAAATCTTTGAGGTAGAGCTAAAGTAAATGGACTGACTCATGCACCAATCCATCCCTTGTTTTTCATTTAAAAACAATTTACGATCTGAATCTTTCACAGCATCGTAATTAATATCTTGTTCTTTGACTGGTGGATATACTCTATCTTTAATCTCTTTTTTTGAAATACCATTGTCTACACAAAAGACATGTTTTTCCTCCGCATAATCATATGTCGCATATCTACCCATCCATGCATCTACAGAAGATTTCTTAAATAAGTCCGCAGGGGTTATTTTACCAAATACAGTGGGGGTAAATCTTTGTGGGTCATTTTTCTTATAGTACGTCAATCTACCAAATTGGAATAAAATGTACGTAAACATCCATTCAAACCCAATAGAACCCCAATTAGATGTCTTTAGTACACTGGAAACCAGATACTTAGACTTTTTTGCATGTGCAGAAATAGCAAAATCATTAATGCAAAAATCTGCCTGTTTGTAGTATTTTTGGTAAATATACACATAAATGCGTATTAGATTACACATGTCTTCATGTACGTTATTCTTCAACTTGCTGGATTTGTCTTTTTTCATTAATTACTGAGTCCCAAAATAATTTACAAGTTTTATCTCCATCGTAAAACCTACCCAAATGTAAAGATTGACAAATATTCATTGTCTGTCCAGATTTCCCTTCCCTAAATTTGTCTATATGCAATCGGGCTACTTGATTACTATATTCATCAGAAGTAGCATTGATGGTAATGAAGTAAGAAAATGGATACAATACGTTTTTAGCATCTGATATATTGTCTCGTGTTAGCACAAAATCAGGATTATTATATATAGCTGGCATGACATTATTGGATTGAGTGGCAGTTACCGTTGCACAGTCCAAGTCTTTAGATATATCAGTGATCATTTCAGCAAGATGTTTTCTTCTTTCTCTTTCATCTTTTCCACTATGCTTTTTTGTATAGGTTTCACCCGTTTGCAGTAGCTCTAAGTAGTCAAAACAAACTAAGTCTATTTTACCTATCTGGCGTTCAATATCAATCAAAATTCGCCTACATGAGTCAATGGTGACTTCATCAAAAGAATTAGAAGATATAACGGTAATGTCACCACCACCACCAGCCATTTTTTTGGCAGTAGAATACACAGCTTCCCGTTTATTATGATCAAGTTCACCCATAGCCATTTTTGCAATAGGTGTACCTGTCCAAGCTGCATCAAATAGAAGCATGGTCTGCTCTTTAGATCCCTCGAATGAAAAATACACAACATTCTTTTTTCTTGCAAACGCCTGAATACTGAGCCAACGCATCATGGTGGACTTACCAGCCCCACTTCTACCCATTAGCAGACACGACTGTTTTCTTATTAATCCACCTCCTAAATAGTAGTCTAATTCGTTAATGCCAGTCGCAATTTTGTTAGAGTTTCCTTCCTCTGCTAGTTTAGACCTATATATTTGTCGTTCAGTAAAATTATTATATACGCCCTCATAGTCTTTTTTAACCATACTAAAAGATATGGCTTGTTCCATTTTTCTATAGAATCTACCCAATGCTCTATCTCTATCTTCTGCACTGGTAGCTTTTTGGTATTCTTCTGTTTCAGTAGTGTGCGTATGAATAAATTTTGTGTGACGTAGCCATCCTTCAAAATCCTGAGCAATACTATAATGCCTATCTCTTACATCACATTGGTTAATGTCAAACAGGATCTTTACAACTTCTTCATCTTTTTCAAACTCCTGAGTCAATCCACCATACGTAGGCAACTGTCTACCATGAAGAGCAAAGTTATACTTTACATGCTTAAATAGTTTTTTAAATGCCTCAGAGGGTAAATATTCAAACTGCATGTGATCAATTAATAACCCCATGTAGTATTTGGATTCTATGCTGATTTTGAAAAGTTCAAATAGGAAGTCTTTTTGTAAAAATCTACTCATTGTGTCGTGATTGTTTTTTTTAATAGGAATTGCAATTTAAACAATTTGAGTAATACCATTTACTTTTTCAACAACTATTTTATTAACATTATGGATGGTTTCTGGATCAACGTGCGTAATCAGTAGGATTGTCGAGTCTATATTTTTTATAGAATCCACCAAAGAAACAAAGCCCTCGGAATCGATTGATTCTAAAACTTCATCAATGCACATTAAATTAAGTCCATAAGGAGCTACATTTTTATTAATAATTTTATTCAGTGCAGACATGCACGCAAAATCTACCTTAGCCTTTTCTCCACCACTAAATGAACCAAATGGCTCTTCACCAACTCCATTTCTGGCAATAGATACAGTAATCTTATCTTTTAGTTTACCAGAAGCCAACATCTTATAGCCACTAATAGAGACCCTGTGAGGGCATTGCATGGCCGTGAGCACGTCATTGGCCTCTTGTTGGATATAGGATAAGGAATTGTTGGCGATAGTGGTCTTAAAGCTCGTTATAAGGGATTGAGATGAAGCATAAAGTTTCACAATAGACGATTCTAGTTCCTGCACTTCTTTTTCGATAGACTCGTTCTTTGCTTCACAATACTTAATTTGATCACTAATTTTACCCTTGTCTGCATCCGCTATCATCTTCTGCAATGACTCAATCTGAGTTGTTTGACTCGCATGTATGCTTTTTAAAGAGGTTATTTCGGATTCAATGATCTGTAATGCATTTTGCCCTTCCTGCTGCCTCATACGCAAGTCTTGATGCTCTTTTTTAGCTAAATCTAACTCAGTGGTGTCAAAATTGGTCTTAATCTCCGATATTTTATCTTCATTAACCCTTATTTTGTTACGAATTTCTTCTAAAACACCCCTGATTTCATTACAAAATGCCTCAGCTTCCCCTATATTTTTCTCCACAGTCTCGATAGGCGTAGATGCATCGTTAATGGAAAATGTATATTGACATTTGGGACACGTAGCCTGAGAAACAAGTGATCCCTGCATCTTATTAACCATTGTAGTGGCTTCCAATAATGCCTCGTTAGACTTACGTGCCTGCTCATTTAATTTATCTATATTAACATGATAATTGTGAATCTGCTGCTTTTGATCCAACAAGGTTTTTTGAGCTATCTGTTCTGCATAGTCACCTTTGGCCTTCACTTCTTCTGGATTAATAACGATCATGGTAGAAGACATGCCCATTTTCACCTCTATGTCGGTTAATGTACCCTGTGATTTCTTTAGGAGCTCTTCTGCATCGTTTTGCCATTTCTGCTTTTGTTCATCTATGGATTCCATGCTGGCCTTAAAGGCTATTATACTGGCATTGTTATTATCTATCTCATGTCTCTTATGAGCAATGTCTGATTTAATTTTATCGATGTCCGTCTTAATCATGTCGTCCACGGGATCAAGTACATCAATCTTAGAAAACCGATTAATTAATTCTTTCTTGACTTTATCAGATGCATTGAAAAAAGACGTGTATTTTTCTTTACTAATTAAGAAATAGTCATCGATCTCACTGGAACTGAGCTTTAGTTTTTCCAAAATGAATTTATCACTTTCGGTAATATTCATGTCCACAAGATGCTCCTGTAAGTTACCATTGATAAATATTTTACACTTGTTAGATGACTTAGAAGCAAAGTATTTTTCTATTAACATTTCTTCATTAATAACGGTATTTTTTAACACCATTTTTATATAACCATCTGATTGTCCGTGTCTTACAATGTCTTTTTTATTAACGTTTTTAATCGTTTTTGTCGTTAACCCAAGTTTAATGCACTCCAACAGTGTCGATTTTCCACTACCATTAGAGTGTGCATCTGGATCAGTACTATTGATTCCATATATAAGGCTCAGTGCATTATTGTTAACCTGCCATACTTGATCAGCAATAGACATGATATTTGATATTTGTACTTTTTCAATATTCCACATATTCTATGATTTTAATGCTTTTTTAATGTAATTATGAGATAAGTCGATAATTGATTGATCTATATCTGATGACGTTCCTGTAAAGGTCGTAAAGGCTTCTAAGAGATCACTTTCTTTATATTCTTTCAGTTCGGTTCTATTTGATGTCTTGGTTTCATATCGCATATCAAACATGGTAAACTGTTCAAAATCTTTTTTATTCATATTCTTTAATTGATCTTCTGTGCCAGTAACCTTAATACGCACATGATTATTTTCATGATTCTTAGATAAGTCTTTCATGGCTTTTTGCATGTCTTTTACATTGGATGCATCATATCCTATGGTATAGTACTCAGGGAAATCTAGTTTTAAAAACTCTAAAGAGCCATCTTCACTTAGAATATGTACACCCTTGTCATTATCTTCACCATAATTGGCTGGGTATAGTGAGCCTAAGTAATGAATCCTATCATTTATGGATGATTTATTGTGATAATGGCCTACATAAACGGAATCAAATCTATTAAAAAGATCTGCTGTAATGTTATTTTTAACAGACGTTCCACCATTGTTTTTCACTCCATTTACAGCTATGTGGGTGATCAGAATGTTTCTTTTACCCTCCACAATTTTCAGGTCAGAAAGTCTTTGCCAATACGATCCATCTTCTTTGAAGTACGGTAGCATATGAAAGACCATGTGTGCAGATATGTGATCAATAGAGTATTCAGGATCATAAACACTTAATGCTTCATGGTGTCTAAAAACATCAAGATAGCTCTCTGATTTTTCCAGATTGGTGCGATCATGATTCCCTGGGATTACATGCATGTGCAAGCCCCCCTCGTGTATTTGATCAAGAATATAATCAAAGCATCGCAAAACAGAAAGAGACTGTGCTTTTCTGGCATTGAACATATCACCTCCATGTAATATATGTTTAATATCATATTTTTTGCAAACATCAATGATTTGATCAAACAGATTTTCAATTAAAGATATATTGGACTCTTTTATGTGTGTGTCCATCACAATAAGATATTTATTTTCCATGACGGTAAAATTAGTTATTTTTAATACACAAAACCAGTACAATGAAAAAAATAATATTTTTAATTATCGCTATTACCTTCACAACTGTTTCCTGCACTAAGGATGCTAGTATCTATGGTAAGAAAAAATCTTCAATTAAGGGCAAAGCACATGCTGGTATGCATGATAGAGGCGGAAAAGCTGTTTGGTTTAATCACAGGCGTTAAAACCCGATACCCTTTTTAGTCACGGATGTCTCTGCCTGAGAATCCATATTATATATATCACATAACCTCATGGGTTCTGTAGTCACGTAATCCACTCCTAATTTTTTCAATAAAGCATTAGCCTTGTCTGGAACTAAATCCTGTATCTCAGACTGCAACAATAAACGTCCTTTTCTTAACAAGGCGGTGTCAATATTATTGATGTCACTATTGATAGTGCAAATGATCTTAATGTTTAATAAATCCTTCATCAATCCATCGGTAAGATTTAATATAGTACTCACATAAGGATTAACTCCCTGATCTCTTGATCCCAAGATGTTTTCAGCATCTTCAATAATGATAATAGAATTTTTTAAGTCTTCTAATGCAAAATCCATAAAGGATGGGTCAATGAACATGTCAATCATATTGTTGGGCAAGAACACAAACTTTTTGGGCACTTCTTTTACAAGGGATCTAATGAGGCTGGTCTTTCCAGTACCAGGTTCAGAGTGAAAGATCACCAACGATTCCTTGTTTTCAGCTAAACTGCTTTTCAAAAACGCATAATCGACCAGCGTATCTTCATTATAATTTAATGAAATATCTGTAGATTGTGTAATGACATCAAAATCAATTAAATAAAGCCCCATGTTACTCGAACCTACAATATGAACTGTATTTTTGTTATTGGGATCATTAGAAATATATGACTTTATTGACATAAAAATCTGATAACCCGAAATTTTTTCAGGAATAAACGTAAATGTACACCACGTTGTTTTTTTCTTATTGTTTAACGACATTGACATCACCATGCCTTGCTCAAAAACCACTTTATTATTATCCAGTGATCGATATTCTTTTCGGACAGTATTGGTTCGCATTAACCTACGTCTCATTTTTTTCACCTCACTGGTCTTGATCTCAAAATTGAGTTTGTGATAAACATACACATCGAATTCAGAAACCATTAAATAATGGGCATATTCATAATCGTCTGGATGTGGTGCGGAACTATTGCTTAAAAAACTCATGTACGTCATATTTATATTAGCAATATATAAAAAAAATCCCCAAAACAAATTAATTGTAATGGGGACTTATGAACAAGCAAACATGAATAATCTATTGCTTGCCCAATTTTTCTCTTAATGTAGCTAAGTGATCTAATGTCTCATCAGCCGTTTTAGAAACTGATGTAGCTTCTGGTGCAATAATTGGTGCAGTTTCAGCTACAGGCGTTTTTAAAGCGTGTATGGCTACTCTAATGTCGTCATCTGACATTTCAGAAGACACAACAACTGGTAATTCATTTGTCACAATATACGACTTCAATTCAACTCTATTCATAGTTGATGGATCAGTCATGTTTGTAACTGGCATTGGAGCGGTTGTTGTCGCTTCTGGTGCTACTGCTGCCTGAGTCTTTACCTCATCCTTTGTTGGTGCATCTGGTATATAGTTTGCAAGCTCTTCTAATTTAGCTAAGAAATCAGGTCTTTTCAATAAACCGATATTTCTTTCCTCATCGTAATACTTAATACCCTCTAAAGCCCAATCAAAGTGATTTCTATTGTAAACATTCACATACACGTCATCTAAAGACTTCATGTCAGCTAATTGATTCATGATAGATGCTGGAACTGGATATTCAGTAACTCTCCTATCTGCACCAAGTTTTTTACAAAGCTCAGTTGTGTAGTAGTTTTTAATATCATTTGGATTCGTTTTGATAATGATTGGTAAACCCAATACAGAATCAGAAAAAGGATCAGAATCACCTACGATTTGCCCCTCTGCCATTTCACTATTAGTAATGTCATGCACTCTCTTCACAATAGAAGGCTTTAGAGCTAAAATACCTACATCACCCCAAACTTCTTTACCCGTTGCATCAGTAGTGATTTGCACTGCATAAACAACGCCCTCAGTAGTCATATTCATAGACCAAAGTGGTTTTCTTTGAAATTTACCGATAACATCTGCCTCAATTGGCCCTCTGTCTCCTAAAAAATGCTCTGTAGTAACTAAGTGAGCCAAGTGAGCCTTATATAGTTCAATAGGGTCATTTGGAATATTAGCCCCATGCTGTACAGCATTATATAGTTTTTTTGGCTTCAATGCTATTTGATCAGTTTTTTCATTATTAATCCAAACTTCTGCTGCACGTTTTGTAAAATAGTGCTTAGACATTTGAATATAAGAACCTGATTTTGAATCTGGATGTGCTGGAAGTATTCTAAACTTGTGCACCCCTGCATCTTTGTAACTAAGAAAGGTCAATTTTCCTTTTGAACCCCCCTGTGATTGTTTCATTTCACCAGCTATCTGATTTAAGATAGATAATGAAGAACCTTTTTGATCATTCATGTGTTTAAATTTATAATTTATTATAAAAACAAAACTATTATAAAAGTTTTACAATAACTCGCTTTTTTCTATTTATTTTTTTTAATAACCTCATTTATTTGATTCTCAATGAGTTCTGCACTAAAATCTTCTGGCACGATACTCTTAGATAGAGACAAAAGGGCATCGCCTTTAGCCTTTAAAGAAAACATAAAGCTCTTTGCAATGGAACATCCCTGTTCTGCATCAGCTATCTTTTTTTTGATCTCTGTATATCTAGGGTCTAATTTAACTGCATTTTCTAAATCATTTATGGTTGGTGCTTTAAACTTTACATTACCTTTTGAATCCGTAGTTTCTATAGTTAAAGCATCTTTCTTTTCTCCCCAAAGTGTACCAAATACAATATCCTCCTGTATCTTTAATAGTCGCAATTCCTTATCTGCCTGAGCCGATAAAATAGATGCATTGTTTAAGGAAACGGGATTTAATAGTAATTCACCAACTACGTTGGCATGATCAATTGATATGATATTGTCGACATCGACATTTTCAGCATATCCCTCTGTTTTAAAATTAATTGTTTTTCCTCCTATTTCTATTGGTATAATATAGCTCATATTGTTATTTGTTAAATGTGTTTATATAGTCTTGATCTTCTTTGTAGAACCAGAATCCAGGTTTCAGTTTAATCCATCCGCATGCAATACATACTTGCTGTAGTCTCAAATCGGCATTTTCTTCCCAAAAAGCCATCAGCTCTCTATGCACAGCAAAACACCGAATGGCATCCTGCTTAATATCTTCTAACTCTTCCTCAGTGTACTCTTCACCTTCACTAGCGTATAGCCAGACAAAATACAAGTACCAATCATCTGGTGTCTTTATTTTACTCTTAAACCACTCTATTCGTTTTATATCTCTCATAACTGATCTTTTAGTGATAAATATCTTGTTCCTTTTAAAAACTGCTGCATTTTAAATGGTCTGTGATAAGTATAATGGGCTTCTAAGAATATTGAATCTTCAAATTTCCCATTGAATGTCACAAGATCCCATGATTTTTGCATTTTATCAAAGGTAATAGAATCTTTGTAAAGAACATTGGCAATAGCCATCATTTTTTCTAAATCTAGTAATCCATCAGAAATAAAAGCCTCTTTTTTAGCAATAATCTTCTGCAATGCTTTAGGGCCAACGCCTTTTCTCACTACACGTGGTATATTGTCAGAAACATCACCCAAAAGGATTTTCTCTATGGTTACATTTTCTGGAATAATGAGATGCTTACTAAAGTCATCTTTTTTATGAAATATATTGGTGTCAAATATCGAATCAGAGGTCACAAATAATCGATTGTTACCCTTTTTCAAAGATAAAGAAGCAATATCTTTCTTTAAATATTGATGTAAGTCTTTATCATTAGATATAATGACACTGGGATCATATAGTTTGGTGCACAAATATATAAGATCATCTGCCTCTAAGCCATCGTGCTTTAACGTAATGACTCCATTGCTCTTCAAGAACCATTCTACTTCATCTAAACAGTCGTAGAACCATTTCTCTTTTTTCATGCCTCTATTGGCCTTGTAGTTCGGGTCTATGTCCTTACGGTAACTCCTACTGTCAAAACAACAAATCACTTTATCTACCTTTACAAACATATTCACTATGTATGAAAAATCGATAAAGAACTTACGAACCATGTGATGTGCATTTTCTTCATCACTTTGATTCTGGTACGACTGCACCTTAAAAAAAGAACGATAATAGATATTGGATATGTCTACTAATAGATTCATCTAATCTTCACTAAGAATTGCGGTGTGATTGTCTATAGGTGTAGTATTCAGTGCCGTTGTGCCATCAGTCATAGAAAAACCATTTGTTCTACCAGTATCAATACACAATAAGGAATCGTTCATTTCAGACTTATTTTTTTCTTCCTCCCTCATGCATATTGCCAGAATACCATAATTAATTAAATCCATTAGACTATCTTCAACAGGTTCGTTCTTCACTTCTGTTTTAGTAGCTAAATTATTGAGCCTCACAATTTTTGTATTCATAAAACGCAAAATAGAGCCATAGTCTGTATCTCCACTAAGTTTTGCGGTTAATTTAAAGTTACTTAATACATCACCTGATGCTGCATAGTCATGCCCCTTTTTTTGTCGTAATTCGTGTAATTCTGAAAATATCCTTTCATATACTACTTTTTGCTCTTCACTTGTCATTTTATGATTAATTTACTCTGTTTATATGATTGTATTTGTACGTTATCTGATCTAAAATCTTTTCTCAAAACGCCTTGAAAATTTACCAACTTACCCTTAGCCGATAATATTTTGTCTTTATTAGGAGATAAAAAATCATTCCATATAATAGCTTCAATTTTATTTGAATTCTGTTCTACAGTAATCTTACATATCTCACCTACTTTAGTGTTAAACACCCTTGTTTCTCTAACAATACCAATGACACTGGCTATCTTACCAATATGTTTTTTAGTAATGGAATTAATCTGCATTGGATTTGAAAGTGCACCACCAAGCCCTGCATAATCGATAATAGCATAGCCACATAAATCCTTTTGCTTTATTGCAAATGCGGTATTGCTGCATAATCCAGACCCATTCATGAAATCTGTATAGTCATCTGAATGCATAGTGGCGTGCAACAATGAAGCCCGATTAGAATATTTCGTTCCAACATTCTCAACTTCATCAAATGCACCGCACAATATAAGATTGGTTAGCGTTCTCTTATCAATTTTTACCCTTGAAACAAAATCATTTAGGCTATAAAATAGCCCCTTTTTTCTTTCCTGAACAACTAAATCTACCTTTTTAACACCGACATACTTAATTGACGATAAAGACCAGTATATTGTATTGTTATCAAAATCTGTATAATAGCTATCACCAGATTTATTGATGTCTGGTGGCATTAGCTTCATGTGAGCGTTCACACTAATCTCATCTATAATGGATGACAAATTTCTATCGCTGGCATATTGTAGTGCAGTAGTATAGAATTCAAGTGGATAATAACTTTTGAGCCATTGCGTATAATACCCTGTAATACCGTAACATGCAGCATGAGACTTATTAAAGGCATATTCACCAAAATATTCAATATCTGTCCATAAAGTCGAGGCTTGTTCTTCTGTATATTGGGAACTAGACATAATGCCATCGATAAATTGATTTTTATACTTCATTAATAAATCAATCGATTTCTTTCCAATGGCTTTTCTCATGTCATCAGCATCACCTAAAGTAAAACCAGCCAGATCCGTACAGATCTTCATTACCTGCTCTTGATAGCATAGAACCGAATGCGTTTCATTTAAAATAGACTCAGATTTAGGATAATAATTTGGTGCTTCATCACCATTCTTAACTTTAATGTATCTAAGGTGCGATCCTGAGCCCATTGCACCAGGTCTGTACAGCGATACCGTTGCAATAATATCTTCAATCGTATTAGGCTTCAATTGCATGCAATAATCCTTTAACCCTGCACCCGACAATTGAAATATATCTTCATTAAACCCCTTATGAAACAAGCTAAATACTTTTTTATCATTCAATGGTATATCTAGCATATTCAGATCAATACCCTTTGATTGCTTCACTAAAGACTTGATATTCATTATCTTATCAAGCTGATTTAAACCCAATAAATCAAGTTTTAAAAAACCATGTCCCTCCAATGTATCTTTTTCCCACTCTGTCACATTATGTCCATCCACTTTTCTTACAGGCAAATAATCATATACGGTAGTAGGATTACCCTTAGCATCTTCACTAGGGACGATTACAATACCTGCTGCATGAATACCAAATGAACGGGGCTGCAATTCTAACTGCTCAATCATTTCAATGAGCTTGTGGTGCTTGTTAATTGCCTTTTTGAGTTTCGGTGCAGAAGCAGCAGCTTTAAATAAAGCCTGAATTCCATTTCCTGCATCACTTGGGATCATAGCAGTTAGATAATTCGCATCTTTAAACTTTTCACCTCCATACTTAAATAAATCTTTACATAAAGATCGTAACTTTAATGCCTGATTTGTTCCAATGAATGCGACATTATTTTCTCCATACTTAGAGAATATATGGTCAATGATTTCCTGTCTATGAGCAGATGGAACATCTTGATCAATATCTGGCAACGTACCCTTCATTAAACGTGCCTCATTTAAGAAACGTTCAAATAGTAAGCCGTAGGCAATCGGGTCTACTTCCACTATATCTAGCAAATATGCTATCAAAGATCCAGCAGCAGAACCCCTGCCAATACCAGTGAGTATCTTTTTACCTTTACAATAAAGAATAATGTCCTTTAGTATCAAAAAATAGTCAATCACATTACCCTTAGATAACACCATCGCCTCTTTTTCAACTCGCTTCATATATACGGCTTCATCTAAGCCCATAGCAGACACTTTTCTTTGAAACCCTTCCATAACATAGTGCATAAAGAGATCACTGCTGCTAGAGGCCAATTGCTTTTCCTGTTCACTAAAAATGTACTTTGGTAAATAAGACTGTTCTTTAACTATGGTGTAGTTACAGTTGTCGCATATATCATTTGTGTTTTTAATGCCATCAGAAAACAACTGCATTAAGAGCTCTTTGTTTTTAAAAAGAGGTGCACATTCAATAAATAATTCCTGAAAAGACTTTAGGTATTGGTTTTTGGATAAATTATAGAAACCAGAACCACCGATTTCATTTACCAATATCTTAGTAAAAGAATCTTCTTTGTCTAAATAAAATGCATCCTGTATTACAACGGGCTTAAACTCATCCATGTGCTTATCAAAGTAAGCCTTTAAATAATTAAGTCGCTTTAAATCGGTACTATTAGATTTAAACTCGGCAAAATCCACTTGATAATATACATCTGTCATAGAAGACAAGATAAACAGATTACTTAAATCAGTATCGGTGCACACCACAATAAAGAGACCATCCATTAGTTTAAAAAAGTCGCCTTCATTGATATAGCCAGCATTCTCTTCTATGGATCTGTGAATGCTTAATAAATTTTTCCATCCCACTTTACTTTTACAATAAAGTTTTACGTCATATTTAATGTTTTTTGCCCCCATAACGGTGGCCTGCATGCCAATAATGGATTTTAACCCATACTGCTCACATGCACCTTGAAACTCTATTACGCCTGCCAATGTATTATGCTCGGCAATACCCAACGATTTATAGCCAGAGAATTTAGCCTTTTTACACCAATCCTGATAGCTTCTAGTGCCATTTAAAATCTCATACTTACCATGAACACCTAAAAAGGCGTAAAGTTCCTCAGAAGCCCCAATTGACATACCTATGTACTTTAAAGGCTGTATCTGAAAATATTCTTTACGACTATAATAGTATTTAGTGCCAAATAAAAACATATAGTAATCACACGACTCTAAGTCCTTTATGGTTTTCTCTGTGAACTGAATCTCAAATTGATCGTCAAAGGTAAAATCCTGCACACGATGTACATGCAAATATCTTTTACCATCTATCACGTAGACACTGCCCTGTTGTTCAAAGTCAATATTATATGTCTGTAGCCACTTAATAAGCCCCATTATCCCTGTCTGCCGTGTTTGCGTTCAAAATATCTTCTGTCTTTACCTCCCAAAGTAGGCATAATTTCTTTCTTAAAGTGCTCAGTAGCTCTTTTTTTTGCTTCTGCTTTAGTACGTCCTTTTTTGTGTTTTCCAGAAATAATAGTAAAGGCGTGTCCATCACCCTGTTCTCGAACATCTACATTTTCCTTAGTACACTCTGGGCATACAGGGTTTTTTTCACGATTAGACCAAACATATTCTTTAAAATAATGCTCACAGTCATTACACTGAAAACTCTCTTCATATAGGGTTATTCTACTCATATTTCTTCAATTCTTTCTTTAGCTATTTCAAAATATTTATCATCCATTTCTATTCCTATGAAATTTCTGTTTAGATTCTTACACGCTACTCCTGTTGTTCCTGATCCCATACAGTTATCCAAAACAAGATCTCCTTCGTCACTAAATGAACTAATTAGAAATTCCATTAAGCTTACTGGTTTTTGTGTGGGATGGAGCTGATCTTGTCTTCTCCATTTTTGTTGAAAAAATTGCACTGTCCCTGGGTATCTAAAGCCATAATTAACAGTCTCGCTATCGTTTGTTACCCCTAATTTATGATTATTAGGTTTACTGCCTTTATTAGCTTTTCTTTTCCTGTAGTAAGGCTCTCCTTTTATTAATTGAGGGTTGTACTTAACTTTTCCGCTACCAAATATCAGAATACTCTCATGCTTTGCAATTGGTCTATACTTAGCAGTAAAAGCACTTCCGCTTTTGCTTTTATGCCATACAATTTCATACTTATACATTTTTTCATTACTTAATGCAAGTTTGTAGGTGAATAATCCTGTACCAAACAAAGCAATAGCACCGCCCTTCTTTATAATTCTTTTGTATTGCTCCCACAGCAAATTATTAGGCATTGCATTATCCCAATCATTTGAAGTGCTGCCATAAGGTAAGTCACAGCAAATAAAATCAACACTATCGTCTGGAATGTTTTTCATTTCCTCTAAGCAGTCGCCTTTTATTAAATTAATTTTCATTTATTCTGTTTTTTGCTATTTCAAAGTATTTGTCATCTTGTTCAATTCCTATGAAGTTTCTGTTTAAGTTCTTAGCTGCTACTCCTGTTGATCCTGAACCCATTGTGAAATCAAGCACTGTTTCACCTTCATTGGTGTAGGTTTTAATTAAGTATTCCATTAGTTCTACTGGTTTTTGTGTTGGGTGAACTCTTGCGTTTATATCAAATTTATAAGTTTTTGTTTTCGCCTGCGGTATTGGCACTGGATAACAAATTATACTAAATGGATTTCTAGTGCCATCGTCTTTTTTATATTTCCTTACAGATTTTGCATAGATCGTGTTTCCAAACTCTACTTCCTTAAAGGTTTTTCGTTTAGTTAAGAATTCTTTATCTGTCACTCCCCATTTCTGTGGTAAATATTGGTATTTAGAAGATTTAGAAAATACAATAATGTTTTCATGCACCTTAATATGCTTTTGTTTTGCCCCAAAGCCACTACCGCCCTTGTTTTTTAACCAAATAATGTCATCTCTAAAGTTTTTAATATTACTCATCCTTAATGCACTACTAAACGGCTCACTACCAAATAAAACAATAGCCCCGTTAGGTTTTATAATTCTATGCAACTGCTCCCACATAGGCTCAAAAGGAATAACCGAATCCCACTTACAAGCAGTAGTTCCATAAGGAGGATCTGTGATAATAGCATCTACTTTTATTCCTAAATCCACCATGCCTTGCATAATTTCAAGGCACTCTCCTTTAAATAAATCTATATCACTCATATCTCTTTACAAATTACGTCACGTACATACTTAGCTATCAATAGCGAATCACATACATTGTCATTCGGGACTCTAGCTCTATCGCTTTTTCTTAAATCCGCATCTGGGAAATATTTCTGACAAGCCAATATCGACATCTGTTTATTGTCTTTAGTGGATCTACCAGTTTTTGATTTCTTAAAATAAAGCTGCGGTACTTCTTTAAACATTTCTTTTTGCCATGTTTTAGGTGCAATTAAGGCATATGGAAAATTCATGGCTTCTAATATACCCTCTATTTTACCACAGGATTTACCCAATTGGAATGTCTGCTTTGCACCTACACTGTACATTGCATGTAAATCTTCACACCCCACAATTGTTTTCATGGGATCAAGGTTTTCTAATACATTAATTAACGAATCATATCTGTTAATTTTGGGGTCTCCAAGTAAAGGATATTTTCCAATAACACCGTTGTCAGTTAATAAGGTGGCGAATCCCTGTTTACCAGGATCAATGCCGATAAACCAATTATAATTTTTTAGCATTTAACAAATATACACTTTTTCATTTAAGATCTGCATTGATTATATTTATTTGTGGACAAAAAGATTGATACAAAAGATAAGAACCTGAAAATCATGAAGATACTTCTGGATGCCATTGAAAGAAGCCCGACAACTGATTTTCAAAAAATTCTTTACTTTTCAGGCGTAACCAACTTAGTTGATTTAGAGCTAGAAAACGATGAAGTCATGCCCCTATTTGCATCAGATGTGTATGAAAGTAGTGAACAAACACTAGAAAAAACAATGTCCTTTTGTAATTAAAGGAACATGTAGTCAAAATCGCCTTCCATCAATAGGTCTGTAACTCCATGCACAAATCCATCCACCATATCGTCATTAGTAGAATTGGGGAAAGTGCATAGTTGATCCATAAAAGCAGTAACATACGAACCCTTTATAACTCTAACCCTACGGGACTCTAATAGAGGTGAAATAGCATTTAGCCTAGTAATTTTGTCATCTTTAGGTGATGGCAGCTCTACAACGTTTAGCATAGTAGAAGCCCTTAATTGAGACACCACAGACTTACCAGAAGATTTGGGCTCTATCTTTACCTTTGAATTCTGATTGTATCTATTCGCTATACAAAACTGTGGAATATATTTTACCAGCTCATGAAATTCTTTTCTAATCTCCTGAGCATTAGCTACATATACAATATTATCTTTCTTAAACATTACCAAAATACCCGTAGCATCGTTTTCTTGTTTAGCGGTTTCAGCAGTATCAAGGTAAAAATTCATGGGACTATTAATTAAGTCTAAGGTAACTGACTCTGCATCCACCATGTCGAACCAAGACCTTTTCACCATATTACCTTCATCTGGGGCTGGACGTTGTTGCAATTGTCCTGCTGCCTCTGATGAACCCATTTGTTTTTTATAGTTATTTAGCTCTATGCGATCAAAACGATCTGGCCAAAATAATCCATCTATATAATTCTCTTCTAGTTCCTTTGGCGATAAAATGGCATGATCTTTTTCACTCGCTAATTCGGCTGGAATACAAATGTGATCATAAAAAGATCGATTGTTGGCTAATAAAAACCCACTAAGGTCTTCTTCATGTAGTCGTTGCATAACCACAATTCTAACACCCACCTTGGGCTGATTCAAACGGTTATATAAAGTGCCAGTATAGAAATCATTTGCATTTTTACGTTCTACTAAAGATTTAGATTTTTTAGGGTTCAAGGGGTCATCGAGTATTATTATATCTGCCCCCTTACCAGTAACAGTACCACCAGTACCAACGCTATATCTGACTCCACCACCAGCAATGGTAATAGAACCAATGGCATCAGTAGTCACCTTCACCTTATCTCCATAAAATTCATGAAACCATGGTGAATTCATTAGCTGTCTTGATTTCTTGGCCAAATCCATAGCTAAATCAGCAGTATAAGAAACACAGATAAATTTCATTGTAGGATCTATTGTCCAGCACCATATAGGAAACACAACTGATACAATTAGTGATTTGGCTGCTCTAAAGGGCATATTGATAATTATATCATTACCCTTTGCTTTATTGACATTTATTCTAAAGGCTTCATCTTGAAGAATATCACAGAGATATTTTATGTGCCAGTTGTCCGAGTATATTCCACCTGGGTGCAAGGCCAGATAAGCATCCTTAAAAAACTCATAGTATGATCTACTATATACCGTTCTTTTTAATTGCTTGAATACATCTTCATTTATATACTTACCTATTTCAAAAGTCATCTTTTTTAAAACTACCTATTTTTTCTAGCAACAACAAAGTGTCGAGTGCTTTATTTATACGATCTTGATCTTTACCCTCTGACTTAAAGCTATGGATTTGTTCTACATGGTCACAAATGAGTCCAGCAAATGAATATTTGGTTTTATCTTTAATTTGTAAATATGCGACATACATCATGGTATGGAACAATTCAAAATTTCCCTCTTCATTTTTACTTAAAGATGCCTTATAGATGCGTTCCACTTTCTTTTTAAAAAGGGGGTCTTTTATAAAGTCTTTTATTTCTAAAGTTATTTCATCTTCCTGTATCACTTGATTCTCATATAAATTTCCATGTCAGAGGGGGCAGTCATGTTTCCATCAAAAAATGGCTTAATAAATCGTCTTAATTTAAACCTGCCCCGTTTACTCTTTTTTATAAAAATAACCTTTTTGTCTATAATGAAGCGATATGTGCCCCTTGTTTCATGTATTTTAAGGCCATATGGAATAAAGGTTTCTACTGATACACATTTTTCAACGATCTTAACACCATGGTCGTATACACAGCAATATAGGCTAATTTTGCCATCACCATCACAATTCCATCCAAATCTAGCACTATTTTTACGCTGGCCTGAAAACAATCGAGATGTAAAACCAAATAAGGTATTTATGTCTTGATCAAATCGATTATTGTATTTGTATAAACAAGAATCTGTAAACATGACATCACATTTAACCCTATATCCAAATATAAAGCCAAAAGAAAAAAAGGATCGTTTGCCTCTTTTTATCTTAACGTCATTATTCCAGAAAAAAAGTATTCCTCTTAATCGATCTAAAATCTTAATCATTTATAGTTGCCTTGCATTTCGCCAAAAGCATAGCACAAACTTCATCTACGGTCTTGTACATATCCTTTTCTTGAAATAATTTTCCTTTTTCATTTGCATAAAAAATATCCTTTTTTTCTAATTTAACAGAAACAATAGAGGTTTTTTTAATACAATACATTTTATCACCATGATAAGTTGTTTCATATACATAAAAAAATTCGTCTGAGATCTGGTATGGTAGTGATTCTATAAGGTTCATGTGTATTTGATTGTATATAAGTATAACAAATCAAAACTCAAAAACACTACGGGGTTTAAATTCTTTTTCTACACCTGCACCAGCAGATCCACCTCGCATTCTATTAATAAAGTACACTAACAGATCTCTAGTGGCATTTACATCGTTCATGGCCTCATGAGCATCAAACTCTTCTAAATTGGCTGCCCTACATGCTTTTGTGAGACTAAATCCATTTACATTGTCGTCATTTGCCCACAATACTCTAGCTAAAATCATGGTACACACAGAGTCAGGTGCAAAAAACTTCACCATATTTCCTCTTAACTGCCTAAAACAGTTACCTCCTGATATATGTTTGCTTAAATCTTCATTTACATGAGCAAAGGCATATGATAAAAATCCAATATCAAATTGCACATTATGCCCCACAAGTACAGGCTTTTTCATCTTCGCCCCACATTCTTTAATCTGCTTAAAAATGGCTTGGATGTCCTTCACTACTTCCCCTATGTGCTTACCCTTCATTAAATCAGCAAGATTAGTATTGGTGTAATCCAATGCCTTTTGTTCACATACTAGATTATCGTATGGAATAACATATGTGCTGTATTCAGCAACAGTTTTAAAGTCTACTGAATTAATTGTTTTTACAGCTATTTGTGTAATCGGATTCTTATTTGAATCAAGCCCACCAGTTTCAACGTCAAAAATGATAAAATTATTTGCTTTTCCTAAATCCATGTTAATTTTCTTTTAAGATATATACGTTCACTCCGTATTGATTAGTTTTAATAATTTCTACATCACCAAAATGCCTCGGTAATCTTTCATTTTGAATATACTTATAGACATCCACTTCTTTAAAAGAAGCCCCTGATTTTTTGACATATGTTTTATTCATGTGCTCTAAAAGAGTGGCAAATGTGTATTCGTTTTGTTTTAAAATCATTGTTTTACTTTATAACGGTTATATAATTCTTCTGAAACACCTCTAATATATTTCATATTGTTCTCATAATCTAATAATTGGTCTCTTTTTTTTGGATTTTCCCATATCTTATGACACCCATTTGTTCCAATAAAATCCATGCAATGAAACTGTATGTTTTTTTCATCGTATATGAGCTCAGGAAACCCAAAGCCCTTACAGTCTGCCCTAGAGATGAGATGAGAATGTGACAAGGCCGTGTGTCCACCACACCCTGTACAGACTCGTGATCTATTTTCATCTATATACTGACACGTTTTTTTATACATTGCTTCTATATCACGTTGTTTGGAGCTCACACCAATGCTTTTCTTTTTTGCCTTAGAATCCAATCTTGATCTATTGCAAGAATTACATAAGAAGTGCCTCTTATTTACAATTGGGCGTTCGTGCTCACAAGCACTACATATATCAATTTTGTAAGTCATCTACTCTAATCCAGTTATATGTTTTAGCACCAATATTGGCTGCATGTTCATTCATTTTACGATACACATAGGCTTTATCAAAAGCACCGAATTCTTGAAAAGGTCTGTGACTGCATGCTTTAAACACATAGTATTTGTAAAACACCTCTTCTTTTTCTGTTTTACTATTGTAGGCTTTATCTTTTGTAAAAACAATAGCATACTTCAATGCTTTTTTGCCCTTAAAAAAATCAATTATTTTATTCCACATATTCTTAATTTATTACCATTTCGGCATTACTGTTAATAATATTACTTTTACTGGCCTCTAGCATTTTTACATCGACATTTGTAAGCTGCGTATCATCTTCATTAAACAAGTGCCAAGACCTCTTTATTTTATGAAACTGGAAGCCTTCAACTCGGCCAAATTTTCTAACATTGTTGGAAAAGTCCACAACAACTCCATATTTTTTATCAGGATGTATTCTGGTTATTCTACCAATAATTTGATAATACAAAGAAATTGAGGCCGTTGGTCTGGCCATCACAATGCAATCTAACTGTGGGTGATCAAAGCCCACAGATAGAATCGTTACGTTAATCACTATTCGTATATCCATAGACTTAAATCCACTTACAATACGATCACGTTCCTTTTTCTTTAATTTAGAGTGCAGTACCTCCGATTTCGGTATAATACTTTGTAGCTCTTCTGCTTTTTCAATGTCACTCACAAAGATCAATATACTCTTTCTATCTTCATTATCATTAATCTTACCTAAGATCTTCCACTTGATTGTCTCTTCATCGTACATGATATTGATCGACTCCAACGTATATTCTGAGCCTATAGTGTTGTATTTCAGATACTTATTGTCAACTTCTACTATATCATACACAATTGGACTCCAATACTTTAGTCTAGTAACCTCCTGAATCTGAGCCACATAAAGAATATCTTTAAAGAAATCACCCCTTTTTTTGCTATGGCTGGTGAGCATCTTAGCATAACTAAAGGCTTGCATTTGAAACGAGCCTCTTTCCAGCTTAAAAGGTGTAGCAGTTAATCCAAGTACATTTGGTATTGCTGCCTCTGTTACAAATACCCTAAGCATGCCATCAGCTTCACGAGAAAACCTGTCACATTCATCCATAATGAGCTTAGTAAAACCCAATTCTTTAAACTCTGCACCCATTTTCTTTATACTCCCTAGAGTAGCAAAGGTAACGTCTGATATTTCTTTCTTGCCAAAGGAAGCAGAATAAACAGAAGCAGTTCCACCATTCATGGTATATTTTTCGTAATTTTGAGCCAATAGTTCTTTAGAGGGTTGTAGCACTAAAACCTTACCATCTACTTTTTCTGCAATTTTTGCAATACAAATAGATTTACCGAATGCTGTAGGTAAAACAAGTATAGATGGACGTGTTTTTTTCTTAGTATTTAAGAACTCAATGCCTATTCTAACTGGCTCTACCTGATTTTCTCTTAGTGTGATTGACATTATAATAATTTATAAAAACAAATGTAAACTAAATTTATTTGTTTCACATTACTTTTTTATGTAAAATTTTTAATTACTTTTGCCCTAGCATAAGATTATTGTTGGATATTAACCAGAGGGTTTCACGACAGCTTTAACACCTAAATAGGTAGCGTTCCCTAATAAAACAGACCGATACTTTCTCTTAAATCAGATAAATGGGTTTTCTAAAAGACTTGCTACCCGATCTGAGCCATACTTGATACCTTATTTATACAGTAATGCGTGGGAGCAAATCTTTCTTAGAGCCCCTATTTCTTCTCTTTATTAACTTAAAGGGGGGATTTAGGGGGGTTTCTTTAAAGAAAGACTTGCTTTTTCTCACCTTCTTAGTTTCCTTTTTTCCAGTAATACACACATATATTATTCTCTAAATAGAGAAAAAAAGAGGTAGAACCAGTAGTGAACATTAATACTATTTAAAGGGAAAAAAAACCAAATATAATTTGGTTAAAAAACTAATAGTTAAGTTGTTAGCAATTAGTTACCTACTTATAGTGCTATTTAGGATATTTATTATATATTGCAATAATATGAAGAAAGAATTGCAAAGTATTATAGATCAAGTATCTAGTAAAATGGGTAAAAACTCATTAATGGCATTAGGAGAAACTGCTGATACTAATATTGATGTTATTTCTACTGGTTCATTAGCATTAAATGAAGCATTAGGTATAAATGGGTTTCCAAAAGGTAGAATAGTGGAAATATATGGTCAAGAATCATCAGGTAAGACCACATTATGTATTCATGCTATAGCAGAATGTCAAAAAAATGGTGGAATATGTGCTGTAGTAGATGCAGAACATGCTTTTGATCCAGCTTATGCTACTAATTTAGGGGTTAATATAGACGATTTACTCATATCACAGCCTGATTGTGGTGAAGATGGATTAGATACTGTAGAAGAGCTTGTAAAGACTAATCAGGTGGATCTAATTATTGTAGATTCTGTATCTACTCTTACTCCTAGAAGTGAATTAGAGGGTAATATGGGTGATTCTTCTATGGGTGTACATGCTAGGTTAATGAGTCAAGCACTTAGGAAATTAGTAGCTATTGTACATAAAACAAAAACTTGTGTTATTTTTATTAACCAGATTAGAATGAAAATTGGTGTAGTATTTGGTAATCCAGAAACTACTACTGGTGGTAATGCATTAAAGTTTTATTCCTCTATGCGTTTAGAGATAAGAAAATCTACACCATTGAAAAAAGGTGAAGATGTGTATGGAAATAAGACAAAAGTAAAAATCGTAAAGAATAAACTAGCCCCACCTTTTAAGAAATGTGAATTTGACATTTTATATGGAACTGGTATTGACTATTTCGGTGAGATTTTAGATAAGGCCACTGTTTTAGGTATTGTTCGTAAAAAAGGAGCATGGTATAAATACAATGATAGTAATATTGGACAAGGTAGAGAAAGCACGGTAAATCTACTTAGAGATAATCCAGAATTAGTAGAGGAATTAACAAGTAAGTTCTAATGACACCAGAAGAATTCTATTATAGAGATAAGGGCATGATGAGGCTATTGTTAGCTTTATTTGATATGGATGAAGATGATCATGATTGTTTACAGGAAGGGTGTAGACATATAGACGATGCTACTCCAAGTGAACTAGATTCTTTACTTAGAGAACATGATTATTTACATAAATTCTCAGATCCAGAAACTACAGAGTATTTATCGAATTGTAGCTTACCTGTATTAGAAAAGGTAAGGGTTATTTTAGAAAAAAATGAAAGTTTTTTAGCATGTGCCGTTGTTAGGGATCTTATTAAAAAAGAAAACACATGAAAAAGATAGTCATTACACCCTCTATAACGAATTGGAGAATTAAGTCTGTGTATCGATACATGCAGGACCTACAAGACACTACTTCTAATACTAAAGCAGAAGAGCAGGCTTTATTTAAACGTCTTAGAGAGGATGGTGACGAGTCTGCTAGAGAGAATATTATAAAGTCTAACCTTAGATTTGTTATCACTGTAGCAAAGCAGTATCAGAATCAAGGTATATCTTTAGATGACTTAATTGCAGAGGGTAATGTGGGATTATTAGATGCCATTGATAGATTTGATACGACTAAGGACTTAAAGTTTTTCTCGTATGCTGTATGGTGGATTAGATACTACATAACCTACGCCATAGCAAGACAAAGTAGAATTGTTGCCTTACCTATGAATAAAATCAATAATATTGTGAAAATCAATAGACATATTGAAAGACGTGAGCAGGAATTAGGGAGAGCTGTGAAAAAAGGAGATATAGAAGAAACTATTAAGCAAGATGTACCAACGATCACTACAGATGACTTCAATGTTTGTTATGGTGCTAGAGATAGATCTATTTCTTTAGATTCTACACTATCTTCACAAGATGAGGTACATACGCTAGTAGATACAATGGAGAGTGAAGATATTTACTATAGAACAGAAGACCGTATCTTAAATAAGGACGTAAAGACCAATCTCATGGAATTGTTAGAGACCTTACATGTCATTGAAAAAGATATTTTGTTGTGGCAATTTGAAATGAATAATCCATTCAAATGCATGAATGATATTCTTATCACATATGCTTTAAGCAATAAGCAGTATAACTTTATTTACAATAGAGCTTTGGAAAAGTTAAAGAAATCAGGTAGGAGCTCACTCATTAAGAGATAGTGGAGAAAAAAAAGACACATATCAGAGGCTTAGAGCAAAAAAAGCTGAATGACGATGTTATTTTGGACATTATGGACAAAAAAATTCGTGGTTACACTATGAATGAGATGTTTTCTTGGTTCAATGAGCAATACCCAAAGCAATCGAAAGAGAACTTTAAGTCTTACTATAATCATGCCATTAGGAGAATTGTGCATGTAGCATCTGAATTAACAGAAAATGTGATTAATCAGCATATTCACCTCTATGAGAAAATATATGGCGATTTTAGAGAGGTCAACAATGTAGATGGCATGATGCGAACATTAAATGCTAAAGAAAAACTAATGGGGTTTCACTCCAATGTATATCAATTCAGTGTAAATAACATCTTAGGTGAAAAAGAAGAGGAATTAAGGTTCGATTTTTCTAAACTATCTTCTAAAGATCAAAAGAGAATATCAGAACTATTACAAAAAGCGGTTGTATAATGACAAAGACTATTAAAAAAAGACGAGCAATACAATTAAAGATTGCTGACATGATGGATGACTCTGTTTATACAGACATCACATCAGAGGAATTACTAACTAAATTAAAATACAATATGGAACTAGACCCACTATTGAAGGCCAACAAGCATGATGTAGAGGAAGTTCAGAATATTGTTCAATCATTGTGGCATAAAATAGAAGAAATCAAATGAGCAAAAAGATATTAATACCAGGCAAGGAAAACGTCATCAAAGAACAAGAACCCTTAATAGAAGATGCACAGGTCATAGCAGAGAACACAGAAGCTAAAACAGAAATGACAATGGATCAAATTGTACAAGGGTACAAAGAAAAGGCATATGAGCTTCAAAAAGAGTTCCCTAATTGGTTTACGGTAACTCGTTTCATTAAAGATTTCTTTTCGCCTCCACCTAGCTTATCACCAAAGCAAAAAAAAGAGATGGAGAATCAAGCATTGGCAATTTTAGAGCAATTCAAATATATGAGTGTTATGGTGTCAAAGAATGATACCAGTGATCAATTTAGGACTAAATATAAATTTGATATTGAGAAAAAAGAACTAAAGGTGCTTTTAGAAAAGGAGCTTGAAGAAACAAAAAGGCTTGTAAAAAGGCTAAAAGAGCGTTTAAAGGGACTATCTTAAATGGCTGTATTTGTTATTTTTATAAATAACCACACGTATTATGGATAGCGAACAAAAAAAATTTTCTTCTAAGATTGATGAACTGCGAGATAAAGAGGAAAAACTAAAAATTGAAAAATCTTTAGTTTTAAAAAATGCTCTACATAGTCAGGATGTAGTTGAAATCCAAAAGGCTCAAAATTACATTTCTTCTGTTTCTGATAAGAAAACGACTACTTCAAATAAGTCGTTACTTATTGATCCACAGGCTGTTACGTCAAATGGTTTCTTAGATAAGAACTATCGTGTTTCCTACAATGTACTTAGAAATATGGCCAAAGTGCCAATTATTAAGGCTATTATTGAAACACGTAAGGAGCAAGTATTGTCTTTTTGTGAACCACAGAAAAACAAGTATTCTGTAGGGTTTGTTGTAAAGCCAAAAGATCATGACGAATCTAAAGACTTGTCCAAAGCACAGCAGTCACGAATTAAGGAATTGACATCTTTTATTCTTAACTGTGGTGACAAGGCGAATACATTTCATGGTGATACATTCAATTCTTTTACTAGGAAATTTATGGATGACTCACTTACTTTAGATCAGGGTACATGGGAAAATGTTTATGCTAGAAGTGGTAAGGAGCTGGTGGAATTTATGGCTACAGATGGTGCTACATATAGAATTGCCGATTCCTTTAATGACGAGTCAAGGCATAAAGAAAAATTGGTTAGAGGCTATCTACCGTATTACGTGCAGGTTTACAATGGTGCTATATCAGCCGAGTTTTACCCATGGGAGCTTACATTTGCTGTAAGAAACCCACAAAGTAACATATATAGCTTTGGTTACGGTAAGAGTGAGCTAGAAGATCTGATTTCAACTGTTACCAGTATCATTAATGCTGATTCGTATAATTCAAACTATTTTAAAGTAGGAGCTAATCCAAAAGGTATCTTAAAGGTATCTGGAAACATATCTACTTCACGTTTAGAGGAATTCAAGAATCACTGGCAAAGTCAGGTTGCAGGTGTACGAAATGCACACAAATTACCAGTTATAGAAGCTGATAAGATGGACTTCATTAGTACGCAGACCAACAATAAAGACATGGAGTACGGCAAATACCAAGAGTATTTGATCAAATTGGCTTGTGCAGCTTATAAGATAGATCCATCAGAGGTAGGTTTTCCTATGAGTGGATCAAGTGATTCAGCACCAATGTTTGAGGGTAACAATGAAGCTAGATTAAAGTATTCTAAAGATAAAGGGTTAAAGCCTCTATTAAAGTTCTATCAGCATTATTTGAATAGAAACATAATGGAGATTAAAGATCCAAATTATGAGATAGAGTTTGTTGGTTTAGATGCTGAGACACCTGAGCAGGAGCTTGAAAAGAACATTAAAGAGGTTTCTAACTATAAAACAGTCAATGAGGTTCGTAAGTCCGTGGGATTAGATCCGTTAGACGATGGCGACATTATTTTGAATCCAGTGATGCTACAAGCAAAGCAGATGGCCATGATGGGCGATGAAGAATCGAATGACTACATGGATGAGTCAGGAGATATGGGCATGGATAGTTTAGGAGAGGAAGAAGAAAATCCATTTATGAAGGCCATACAGGTGGAAACAGATCGTATTTTAAGTGAGTAAGCTAGGCATTAAGGACATATTGATTATTGTCATGGCTATTGGACTCATTTATTTATTCTGGACAAATCGCAAGTTTGATAAGGAAAGAGATATGCGAAGCGAAGAAGTGCGAAAAGCAAAAGAATCTGCTGCTTTTTTTGATGAACAGCTTATTTATTTGGATTCATTAATCGTATTAAATCAATCCCAATTTGAGCAAGCACAGATTGCCATAGATAGTTTACAAACTAAAAAGAGAAAAAATGAAATCATATATGCACCTAAATACATTGAAATACGCAACAGTAATGCTACTACTATTGACAAGCTTTTTGAAGACATATTCACAAGGCACGGTATTGAGCACTAATGGTGATACATTAAAAGCATTTACCATGAATCAATCTAGGTTTTTGGCTGAAAGCGTAGTTCACTTAGAGCACTGCGAACAAGATTTGGCGATTTCAGACTCTATCATAGTTGAAAAAAATAAGCAAATTCTTAATGTCATGGATTTTTACCAATTCGAGAAAAATAAGTTTGAAGGAATGGAAAAGGTGGCAGGAAACTATATTGCTTTATCTCAAACATTAGATTTAGACAATAAGAAAAATACTAAAAAGATTAATAGAAAAAATTCTTGGTTAAAAATCATGTTTGGAGCACTTGTGGCACAAACAGTATACATAGTTGTTGGCAAATAATGATTGATCCACTTCAAATAGGAGGTTTTAAGGCATCTAAAGATGAAAATGGTAATTGGATATACAAGGCATCCACTAATGCCATTAAACCTAAGAAAAAGCCACAGTATAAAGATAAGCCACAGTTTCCAGTAATTGCTCAATATGAAGCGTTTGAAAAAAAGCAGATGGAACAGAATATTGAGGTGATGGCCAAGGAAATATTAAAATATTTAAAAAAGTATTCTAAATAATCGTTATGTCTAGTATCTTAAATCCAGATCAAATCAATGAATTGTTGTCTATTATAGAAAGACAAAACATTGTTATGTTTTCCAACAAGTTTGGCAAAGATTTTTTAAATCAAGAGCAACAACTAATGCTAAATGCCATGGGTGTAGATTTAGAAAATCAATACGATGCTACAAAAGATGTCGCTAAGATGTCTTTTCATTTGGGTATGTTAAGTGAAGTAATAAAAGATACCGATTTAGAAAACCTGAACTTTGAGCACTTAAAGGAATATATCTCATCAGGTAAAAATATTCCATTAAACAAGGAACAGCAGTTTGCACTAAAGAGTATTAAAAACCAATATTTAGGAGACATAAAGGCTAATGGTAACAGAATATTCTCTGACATTAACAATGTACTGGTGAATGCTGAAAAAGAAAATAGAGATGCTTACGAGAAAATAATACGAGATGAAATAGAGCAGGGTTTTTTAGATAAGAAAACTGTTTCTGAAATTGCACGTGATTTAGCACGTATGACAGGTGATTGGAATCGTAACTTTAGAAGAATGGTGGATTTTATCATGCATACTGCATACTCAGAGGGCAGGGCAGAGTATTTAAGAATGGAATACGGAGACGATGTGTTAGTGTGGGTACGTGTTTTTAATGGAGCTTGTAAGATCTGTAATAAGCTATATAAGAAGCCGAGAACAGGAGAGCCTAAATTATTTAAGTTGTCTGAATTGAGAGCCAATGGAAATAATATAGGGTTTAAGCAAAAGGATTGGAAAGAGGTTGTGCCACCAATGCATCCACATTGTAGATGCTTATTAGAAAGATATGACGGTAAGTATAAGTGGAATAAAAAAACAAAGGATTTTACAGACGAAAACGAGAATTGGAAACCGCAACGCACAATAGATAGGCCAAAAGCCACTATTACTATTGGGGATGTAACTTATAAAGTATAGTGGAGACTTATAAAAGGATAATCGGTTTATTAACTAAAACAAATGAATTATGGGTATAGTGTTATTTTTCGTATCAATCGCTTTATTGGCGTTATTGATAATTCCAGGTTTTGTAGCAAGTGTGATCATTATGATCGTACACGCAACAAAAGGAAAATTTTTAAAGATGTTTTGGAAACAAACGAATGATCTATTTATGGCAGGTGCTATAAGTGTAGATGTTTTCGGCAATGTTTTCTTTCAGCATTTATTTGACATTGCTCTTATTAAAAAAGGAGGCTATCGCTTTGGTAGATTGGGTGAAACAATTTCAAGTGCTCTTGGTAAAAACAAAGAGCTAGACAAGCTAGAGTGGTTCGGCAAGTTATTAGCTAACACATTAGACTGGTTAGATCCAAATCACTGTATTAAGTCCATACAGCCCTTTGATGACGATGATCAACGAATTAGAAAATAAGCAATGCAATAAGAGGAAAGAAACATTCCTCTTTTTTTATACAAAAAATTCTTGAATAATAAAAATTTTATATATATTGACTTGTAATTAAAAAATTCGTATGAAGTTCAAACAGTTAAAGCCCGAAGACATTAAATTAATTAAAGACACTCATTCGGATAATACGTTACCGTGGGATGAAAGATTAAGGACATTGTGTGACAAATTTGGGGTCACTCAAAGATCTATTAGGAGGTGGACAAGCAAATTAGAGTTAACTAAGCCCACTGCAAAAGACCCAAAGCAGTTAAAAGATGCTAAGAAAAAGAAATTCAATAAAAAATCTCAGTTTTTTATTATTACTTGGGCACAAAACGATACACCTGTGCACGATTTGTTTTTTGATAACATTACAGCATATGCGAATCACTTAGAAGCCGAGATACATGTGATGGCAGGCAGATACAAAAACCCTACATCTGTGTTCTCTGATAAGAATCATGATTCTTGGGCAAACAGGCTCACACCCTATTTAGATGCCAGCAGACACAATGTACATAAATATATGTCTATTATGAGTGATGTTAAGATCCAGCCTACAGCAGTCAATCCACTTTCGGGTATGGCAGCAATGAGTAAGGAGAATTCGTGCATATATGGACACCCAAAGGTACAGATGGAGACCTTACCTGTTTTAAATGGCATGCACCCAAAAATGATGTTCACCACTGGATCATGTACTGTAGCTAATTATACGGATTCAAAGGCAGGCAAAAAGGGAGAATTTTATCATGAGCTTGGATTTGTGGTTGTAGAAATAAAAGATAAAAAGAGGTTCTTTGTTCGTCAAGTGGTAGCAGACAAGAAAACTGGTGCATTTACTGATTTACATTCATATGTTTCTGCTGGATCAATACAAAAAAACGAAGCGGTTGATGCACTTATAATGGGTGATTTGCACATTGGAGACCATGATCAGCAGGTAATAGATGCTACAGATTCTATTATTGCAGATTTAAAGCCAAAATATATTATTGCACATGATATACAAGACGGTAAGTCTGTGAATCCTCATGAACAGGAAGATCCATTTTTGAGATATAAAAGAGAAATTAGCAATGATAACGATTTAGAAAAAGAAATTGAAGCAATGCTGGACTTCTTAGCGAAATATGAAGATCAAAATGTCGTGATCGTTAGATCTAATCATGACGATTTTATAGATAGGTATCTAAAAAAGCAGGATTGGAAAAAAGACATTAAGAACTCTTTGTCTTATATGAAGTATGCTCAGCTATTATTAGAAGACAAAGCCCCAAAGGGTGTCGTGCCATATTTAATAGAGCAAAGATTTCCTCACTTTAAAACACTTGGTTTAAACGACTCTTTTAGGGTTAATGGATGGGAACTATCACAGCATGGCCACATTGGCTCTAATGGAAGCAGAGGGGGTATTCAGCAGTTCAGGAAACTAAATACTAAAATGATTACTGGCCACACGCATTCAGCACAAAGAAAAGATGGTGTAGTAACGGTTGGAACTTCTACAAAATTAAGAGTAGGTTATAATAATGGAGCAAGTGGATGGATTCATGCTCATGGGCTATTGCATCCAGATGGTAAGGTACAGCACATTTTCTTCTTTGATGGAGAATATACTATGTTATCTGCCAATTAGTTATTTTTATATTAATGGAAAAAGTTCAAGAACATATCCACACCGCATCTTGTAATTATCGTGCTACGACTCCTTTGTTTTGGAGAAAATTGGGTGATGCTTTGCTAGGCGTACATGCTACCATCACAGCAGCAGCCATTTACAATGAAGAACATTGGTTGGCATATACTGCGTTAGGTATTGGTGTAGTGGGAAAGTTTTTAACAGACTTCTTTAAAGAAAAAAACGGACAATAAACAATTTAATATACTATGAAAGATTTAAGATTTAGAGGCGAAATAGGCTCAGATTCAATTAACGTAACATTTAGATGTAATACGTTCAGTGAAACACAGGATAATTTAACCATTGTTGCTATCACTGAGGGTGAAGCATTTAATGCAAATGATATAAATTCAGATGTAGTTTTGAGACATTTTGGTAATTTCAAACCAGGATGGGCTTCTTTAAAAGATATGAAAGATTTTGCAACAGCAAATTCTTTAGATCTTTATATCTCTGATCCAAACGGAGACGGCAAGATCGTACTGGTAGATGGTTCTGCTAGTATCAGTGAGTAATCACTAATCTGTTTTTTTATTTCATAAGGAGGGCTAGTTGTTCATGCAACTGCCCTCTTTTTATTTATTTTTATATATGATTTGGTATTTTACGCCTTACGGAATCGATAAGGACTTAGGAAAAGCATATAATCAATATGCTAAATTGGTAACAGACAAAGACGATTGGATTTGTTTTTTAGATGCAGACACGTGTATAGGGCTTGTGCCTAAGTTTGGGCATGTATTGCAGGAAATAGTAGACTTATATCCCGATACAGGCTTATTTACATCCTACGCCTCTAGGATTGGCAATAAGCAACAAAGATTTGCAGGTAAAATAAGTGAAGATCCAAACATATTGAATCATAAAAAAATAGCCAAGTCTCAGGTTCATCACTATAAAACGAGAGTAAAAGAACTGAATAAGATTATTTCAGGGCATTTAATGATGGTTAAGAAGTCAACTTGGGATGCCATTGGTGGAGCACCCGAAGGAATTGGTATTTTATCCATTGACAATTGGATTAGTAAAAGAATATTGCGTTCAGGTAAAAATATTTTGCTCATGGAGGGCATTTATTTGTTTCACTTTTACAGATTAGATACTGGAAAACAAGACAAAAGCCATTTACTATGAAAGACATACCGTTAATAATCCCAAATTTTAACCAGCTTACTTATTTAAAGAATCTTATTACATGGTTTCATTATTACTATCCAGAAAATAAGGTTTTTGTGATTGATAATTTATCTAATTATAAACCATTATTGGATTGGTATGGCGATAACAAGGATCACCGAATACATATAGTGAGATGCAGTGTTAATAATTGCGGTGTCAACTTAGAAACGTTTATTAAAAAACATATACATGGACAATATAAATACTACTGCATTAGTAATGCGGATATAATGCCACACCCTAATGTACCTGAGAACTTCTTAGAGATCTTTAAGGACACTTTAAATACATATCGGTTACATAGAGTTGGTTTTCAGCTTATATTAGATGATTTGCCTGATTTCATAGATAATAGAGTGGAGATCTTAAAGAATGAAAGAAAGTTTTGGAAGAAGCCCATGGATATAATACACAAAGGAAAAAAATATCGTGGGTATAAAGCACCTATCGATTTAACATTTGCCCTTTATACTGTTAAAAATGGTGGCTGGAAATTTAAAGATAGAACCAAATCGATTTGGGAAAATTCATTGAGGTTGTTTAGAGCGTTCCATTTTGGATGGTATATTGATCCTAAAACACAAATTCAAGAAACAATTCAGTATTTTAAAAACGCAAAAACAAAATCTGATAAAGCGAAATTGAAGGGAAATCTAAAGGGTATTAATACATATAGGCCAAAAACATTCAGATGACAATCTCTTTAACAACTATTACTTTTTATAAGATTTATCAAAATCTCATATTCCAAAAGCCTTTTCATTATACTAGATTTGGGGACGGGGACTTAATGATTATGCATGGTAAGGATGAAAAATTTCATGATGCATCAGAGGATTTAACAAGGGAGCTGATAGAGTCTTTTTTAATAGAAGATCCAAAATACTTGAAGGCGTTAAGTGGAAATTATGAGAATGAGGAACACATGTCTAAGGGTGTTTTTGCACCCTTTGATAACAAATCGGAGCTTGAAGATATGGCTTTTGCATTAAATCCTGAGAGAACCCAATACGAGAACCCAATAGCCCTACATTATTTTTACTGCTTTGAATACCCATTGTTCCACAGAATGATGTTAAAGTACATTAAGCCAGCAAAAAAGATGTTTATTGGCTGTGTAGATAAAGAGGTTGCAGAAACATTATTTGGTAAGATTGATATTTATGTGCGAACAGCCCCATATAATTCCTACAAAGACATAGATAGTTGGTATTTGCAGGTATTGGACGGGATGCACGATGTCGATCTTATTTTACCCTGTACAGGCATATCTACAAGGGTGGTGCAAAAAAGAATATATGAAGCAGGCTTTAAGGGGTCATCAATAGATTTTGGAAGCATTATTGATAGTTTTGCTGGTTTTCCTACGCGTAAATGGATCAAAAAATTGGGTTTACATGAAAATAGAAGAGAAGGATAAAAAATCTGGTATTTATTGCATTAAAAATGTAATAAATGGAAAAATGTATATTGGCAGTGCCACATACATAAGGTCTAGGTGGAATTTACATAGAAAACAATTAAAGGAGAATATGCATCATTCTAAAAAACTCCAAAGAGCATGGAAGAAGTATGGCGGTAAAAATTTTTTATTTGAAATATTAGAGTATTGCAAAATTGATTTTTTAGTAGAAAGAGAGCAGTATTTTTTAAACAATATTTTAAAAGCAGATGAAGATTCAAGGTATTTTGAAGACTATGGATATAATATTTTGAGAACCGCTAATTCTCTTTTGGGATTTAAGCATTCAGATGAAACAAAAAAGAAGATGTCTGATGCAAAGATTGGCTATATTCCTTGGAATAAAGGTAAGTCTGGGTTTACAGTGTTAGATGACACAAAAAGAAAAATAAGCAGCACTTTGAAGGGATATGTAAGACCTTCATTTACCAAAGAACATAGGAAAAAACTTGCCGAGGCAAATAAAAATAGATCATGCGACAGAAGTGCTATGTCGAAAAAAGGGAATAAAAAACGAATGTCAAATCCCAAATTTCTGAAACATTTAGAAAACCTAGTGACTATGGCAACAAGTGCAAAACAAAAAATAGTTTGGAAAATTGATCCATTAACTAATAAAGTGGTGGAGCAATTTGATTCAATCAATGAAGCAGGAGAGTCTATTAATAAGGGTGCTCGCAAATATATACGAATTTCGTCTCGAAAAAAGACGACATATAAGGGGTTTTTATGGAAAATAGAGAGTTAGTTGATGTGGTTTTTAAACTTGGTATTGGGTCAAATTATGCAGATAGGGAGCTAAGATATGCTCTTAGGAGTCTATATCATTTTAAGGACTTAGGAAAGGTTTTTGTTGTTGGACATAAACCAAGTTGGTTAAATGATGAGAAGGTGATACATATTCCAGCCACCGATCCCTACAAAGCCTCAAAAGATTGTAATTTAATCAATAAGCTCATATTGGCATCAGTACATCCTGAATTGTCAGATCAGTTTCTTAATATGTCTGACGATCAAGTATTTTTAAGAGATATAGATGCATCTTTTTTTATAAAACCCATATATGACAATACACCCATGTCCAAAGCATTAGAGCCCAATAAGGTTTTGAATAAATGGCAGAAGAGATTAAGAAATACCAAAAATGCTTTAGTTAAGAATCATTACAGTTATAATTGCTATGAAACCCATATGCCCTGTTTGATCAATAAGCATGATTTTATGACAACTATATTTAAATATGATTATGGATTTGACATTGGATATGTGGGCAATACTCTGTATTACAATACTTTAAGGGCAAATGGGAGGTCTTTAAGGCCAATAGATCTTATCAGGTTAGGAAAGAAAACGTTAGCCTCACAGATCATTAGAGAAGCCACTGGAAAAGTCTTTTTGAACTACACCAATAAAGCCATGGATGAAAATCTTTTGAATGCATTAGATCATTTGTTTCCTAATAAATCAGTATATGAGAAGTAATTAGTCATTGATTATATTTATATAATGAAAATCAGTGATCACATATCATATAGGGAAGCAATCAAATCAAATACAGCAATTAGGTACGGAATCTTAAATTTACCAGATAAAGATCACATTGAGGCCATGAAATTACTTGCTGAGAAAATTTTTGAGCCAGTGAGAAAAGTCAACAATAAGCCTATTGCAGTCACTTCATTCTTTAGAAATGAGCGACTTAATAGCATTATTGGTGGATCTAGTAGTTCACAGCACATGTCAGGTGAAGCAATGGATATAGATGCAGATATTTATTCCAATGGTATTACAAATGGCTGGATTTTTCACTATATTAGAAAAAATCTTGATTTTGATCAATTAATTGCCGAATTTCCAGATAAATATGGCCGTCCTAGATGGATTCATGTATCGTACTCGAAAAGAGGAAATAGAAATATGGCATTGGTGGCAAAGAAAAAGAAGTTTGGCAATAAAATAAAGACCGTATATGAAATATATGATCCTAAAAAACATTTAATTAAGTAAAATGGCAAAGATTACTGTATCAGGCAAGCAAGTGTCTGCAAAAAAGAAAAGAAAAGGTGTACACTCTAAAAAGAAAACATCTAAAAATATCGGTGCAAAAAACTATAAAAAGCCCTCTGTAGGACAGGGATAAAAAATAAAGATATGAGCAATATACTAGAATTTGGTGAAGAGTTTGATTATCAGGATATAAATGCCCCTAGACGGGAGCAAATGCAGAAGTCATTTATTCAAGATGAAGAGTCAATTGAAAAGGGAAACGTGAAGGGTCATTGGAGAACCACTAAGTCTGGCAAAAAGGTGTTCGTGAAAGACCATAGCAATGCGAAAACCAAAAAAGATTCTTTATCAGCAAAAGAAAAAAGAGGCATAGAAGAAAGAACAAAAGAGAGAGCTGAAAAAATTGATTATTTATCTGATTATGAAAAACAGCCTAAAGAAGTACAGGCTATCATGGAGACTCTATCAGAGGGTGATGAATATGGATCTGATTCACCAGATGGATTAGAAGCAGCTCAAAAGAAACTTGCTGCTATTGGCTGGAAAATGGAATACGGATTAGATGGTGGAGTGCATACATTAGAGCCGATTCAAAACAAAAAAAAAGCACTGCCAAAATATGATCAGTCATCCATAGATCAGGCAGCTAAACATATTTCTAGTATGACGGGCACACGAGATTCTGCCGTGAAGGATTTTGCCTCTGAAAATAACATTGATATAATGAAATTGGCTACGTATGTGGGGTCAAAGAAAATAAAACCAATGGATTTTTCGACAGCTATTTCAGGAAACAAGGGTAATCCATATGCTACAAAAATTGTAGATGCACTCACCAAGTCTCATGAGGAAACCATCGAAAAGGGTGGCTCAAAGCAAATCACCATTACACACAACAAAACAGGAAAAGAATTAACTGGTAGGTGGGTAACAATTAATGGTTCACACGTATTTGTTTCAGGCGGTGGAGTTGAAATAGGAGCTAAAGAGATTAAGAACTATAGTGAAGGAAAAGGTGGTTCAGGTAAGTCAGAAGACACTAAGGGTAAAAAGGCTCTAAAGGAAGTGCAGAATAAAGACGATTTTGCTAGAAAAAATATTTCTGGTGATGAGCGTAGAGCTTTAAAGTCTAAATACGATGGTATGAGCAAGGATGAGCGAGCAGGACGTACTTGGGAGGCTTATTTGAACGATGAGGCCAAGAAAAAAGGAGGCGATAGTTCAGAAAAGACATCAGAAAAGACATCAGGAAAGAAGTCGGAGATTGAGGCCGTTAAACCTGGTGAAACAGTAACAGAAAAAGACGTTAACCCAGTAGAAAAAAAAGACGAGTCTTATAAGAAAACCGATAAGTGGAAGGCTTTACATTCAAATGACAAAAAATCTATAGAAGCAGCAAAGAATTTAAAACATCTTGATTTAGATAAACTCACGTCTTCTGAATATTCTGATTTACAGGAAATGTTTGTTATAGTGGAGATGGAAATGCCAAGATCAGAAATAACCGCAGGAGATGAGATTGCTTTTAGATTACAATATGCCAATGCCGATGAAAAATTTAATGGGGTTTCTTTAAAAGACATGTATAAACTAGATGCAGGCAACGCAGCCGATTCTAAAGCAATGAATAAATGGTCAGAGGCGAAAGAGAAGAAAGTAAACGATGCCCTAGATGCATTTGAGAAGGAGGTTCAGAAAGAAATAGATGAAAAAAATCAAGTGGTACAGCAGGTAGCTAAGGAGGGCGTGAATATGAAGAACATTGCATCCATTATCTCTTCATCAATAGCGATTGAATACTTCACAGAAGAACTCAATGAAGACATATTAAATCAGCTTACTGCATTAGACAAGAAATACAATAAGCCTGTAGATCCAAATCAGCAAAGAATGTTTAAATCAGTTCAATCTATCACAGATAGAATTGAAGGTATATCGGACAAACTTGACAGCCTTATATAATGGAGTTTTTTGACGACATAGAAAAAGCTCATGATCCCTCAAAAGGGGGTAAATTGGTTAAGAAAACCATTGTAGATAAAACTGGTAAAAGAACCACTAAGTGGGTCAGCAAGGAACAAGCATCTAAGATGCAGGGAGGCCAAAACACTGATCCAGAAGAAGCACCAGTAGATACTACTAAAATCACTGACTTACCAAGTAACCACAAAGCTGCTTTAGAGGTTATTAAGGAGTCTATGGACAATGGGGACTTAGATCATGCCTTAGAGCTTGCCAATAAGCTACCAGACGAGGTAAAGGAATATATACCTAAAGAGGATTGGAAAAAGCTATTGACTAAACGTGAAGAAGAGTCGGAGCAGGATGCAGAAAATAAGTCAGAGCCTAAGTCAGAGACTAAGAAAGAGACTAAGCCGAAAAAAAAGAAAGATACAAAAGACGGTATTGAGTATGCAGATGAGGAAATAGTGGGGGCAATTGGCGATCAATCTAATGCCAAAATGGATGCAAAAATAGATGGAAAAGTAGTTGGTACAGTTTCTTATTCTATATATGAAGGCCAGCCATCAATCCAAATGATAGAGGTTGGTAAAGATCAAAAAAGAAAATCGATTGCCACTAACTTAATGAAAAATCTACAGAAGAAATATCCAGATGTAGAAATTGACTTGGGTGGCTTTATGACAGAGGAAGGATCTAATTTTATATCAAAGCTAGATCGAGAGTTTGTCCCCAATACAGCATATAGTGATACAGAAGAACTAATATCTCAGTTACAACAGCAAAGTGATAAAATCATTGAGGAAATTTCCAACAATAATTACACCAATGCTGATACATTAGATGACATTAGCGACACTATCTATGATTTGAAGGTGGAATTAGAGGAAGCTGAAAAAGGCAAATATATTATCAATACTAAGGATAAAAAAGTATTGACGGATAAAGAAATATTTGCCGAATATGACCAAGAAGTATCAAAATATTCAGAAGATCAGGTTTATAGCTTAAATGAATATAGAGGTGCAGACTATAGAGATATTAATGCAGATCTTAGAGATGACAATGAACTTAATGAAGATAATCAGCGAATAGTGGACGACATAGATTCGGCCTTTATTCCATCAAAGCAAGATATGGTTCTTACTAGAGGCATTGCAGGTAAATCAGATGAAAAGATAAAGTTTTTTCTTGATTTAGAAGTAGGTGATGAATATACAGACAAGGGATATTCTTCAACTAGCGTAAGTGCTGATGCCGTAGATGGGTTTTTAGATAACATGTCACCACAGTTTAGTAAATCTAAAATGGTTTTAACAATTGTGGCTAAAAAGGGTTCAAAAATTGTGCCTATGCAAAATGTGGGGTCTGAACACAGCAATGAAGAATATAAAAAGGAAAAGGAAATTTTATTACCAAGAAACAGCAAATTTAAGGTGTTATCTAAAACAAATGGTGCAATGAAAGTGCAGTTATTATGAAAGACAGATTTATATCCCAAGACAGCAAAGGCTTAGAAAAAGAGATAAGTGTAAAAACAGAAGAGGTTGTTGAAAAAGGACATTCAAATACTAAACTGGTTAAGAAGCAGGTATTGGTGAATAGGAATGGCAAATCTTTTTATCAAACAGTATATGTTAACCCCGAAACAGGGGAGGAATCAGATACACCAAAAGGAGAAGAGATTTCACCCGTTTTAAACGGTATGGAGATTATCAAGTATTCTGATAAAGCCATGCTTATAAAGGGCGATACTTATGTAAACAAAGAGGATTTAAGAGCAGTTAAAAAGGAAATCGGTGTTGGTAGCTGGAACGCTAAATTGCAGGGGTGGATATTTCCCATTAAATTCAAAGATACTATTCTTGGCTCTTTATGGTCAAAGCAAATGGAAAAGGGCAATGAAGAAAAAGCCAATGCCATAAAGAACCAAAAGAATGCATCACTTGAAACAGGTGATTTAGCCAGCATTGATGGCCAAGTTGGTGTTGTAGAAGAAGAAGTTTCAGATTCTAATGGGGTTAAATACAATATTTCTTTGGAGGATGGAAATAAATTGTCTGGCGTAAGCGAAAAAGCTATTTCTGTAGATCCTGAAACAGACGACAATAAGGTAGCCGAAGCCGTTAATGAAGCCAATGAATTTAATCGAAATAAGACGGCTAAAAAAATATATGGCATTAAACCCATAGAAAATGTTCATGAATACACTCTTTCCGACTATTTAGGTTTACATGGAATAACTCAGGAAGAGATAGATAATGCAGTAGCTAAATTAAACTCAAAGAAGCCAGCTAAGAAACGATCTTCTTTTTCTGGATCATCTACTAGCACAAGATCAACGTCTGGTGAACCCAAAGAGCTCAGTAGGCAACAATTGATCAGCAAACTAATATATAAACACTATCAATCTGTACAGAAAGCGTTGAACGAAGGCAAATCGGTGTCAGAAAATGTATTGTCCATCTATCCAGATCTAACGCCACAAGAGACAGAAGAAAAAGAAGAAGCGGTAGCGGAAGTACCAAAAGAAAAAGAAGCGATGTCAGAAGAGACAAAGCGTAAAATTTCTGAGGCATTGAAGGGTAAAAAAAGAGGGGGCAAAGAAGTAGAAGAGTGGAAAGAAAAACTATCTGCATTAGAAGTTGAGTTGGAGATCAATCAAAAGGAATTTTATGATTTTAATAGGCCAGAATATTCCGATCCTGATTATAACGAACGAAATGTACAGCTTGGAGAGCTACGTACAAAAATAGACGGTCTTAAAAAGTCAATTCATGATACAAAAAATACCATAAAGGCATTAGAAAACGGAGGATCTATAATGTCTGTAGAAGATAAGTTGGGGAATATACATGATAATATTCCTAGCTTTATTGGAACTTCTACTGAGGATGTTATGTATGATGAAGATACTATACTAAATAAAGAAAAGCCAGATTTTATACCAGAAATGGACGAAGACTTGCTTGAAAGAGGGAAGTATATGCCAGATGCCATAAAAATCGGTGCTGATCAATATTTGGTGGCTACAAGAAAATATACTGAGAGTTCCAGAAAAACTGGTGAAAGAGGTTATGGAGAATTCGTAAAAGAATATAATCCCAATGAACCAGGATATGCCGTTATGAGTCTTGATCAACTTGTTTTAACACAAGACTACTATATTACAAGAGCAAAGGCAAAAAATAAACAAAAAGCTGCCAAAGACAATCAAAGACAATTAGATCATTGGAATGGCTTATCTGATAAAAGAAAAGAGTATTATTTAATGCAGAGGGGACTATATAGAAAACTATCTGCTAAAAAGAAAAAGGAAATTAGCTCAGAGCAATGGGATAGCATGTCATGGCAAGATAGAGAAGAGCATTATAAGCCAATTAAAAAATTTGGTGTAAAAAGAGTAAGTGTTTATTCTTCTGATAAAACAATGGCTAGTTCGTTTCACTCTATGTATGAAAGATTTACTGATCCAGAAGCAACTAGAGTTAATGGGGCTGGGAAAACTCTTAAAAGAGGCGAAGGTAGGGGATATGCTCATCCAATTGTTGTAAAAGAGTGGAATACTTTAAGAAATGATTTGGAGATAAAATCCAACGATATTAGAATGTATCGTGAAGAATTGGGCGATGGTACTTTTTCAAAGGGAAGAGAAACAGCTTATGGAGACAGTGGTGTTTCCAATGCCCTTTTAGATTCTCATGGTCTTAAAGTAAAAAGGCAAAATGGAGATGAAATATCGCCAAAAGAAATAGATGAAATTAAGAGTTCTTGGGAAGATGTTACGAAATCATTTGGCCCACTAAAAGAAAACGCCAAAGAATTTGGATTAAAAATATCTCATTCTGGGGATAAATTAATGCATGCCAGAAAAGCTCTTGGACTTTATACCCCAGCACACAAAGCAATTGGTGTAACTGCTAAGGTGGGTCAAGATCAATTTAGCTTTACCCTTGGTCATGAAGTCGCACACTGGATTGATAATTCATTAGGCAAAAAAGAGGGTAGAAGATTTGCATCTGATAATTTTGAGTCTACTGCTGGCCAAATAGCAAAGACACTTAGAGAAAAAATGAATGGTGAAAAGCCAAGTAAGTACTATAACAGTACTTGCGAGTGCTTTGCTAGAGCCTTAGAGCAATATCATGCTGTAGAAAGCGTTGGTGAAACTGCTGCTAGAGGCGAATCAGGAAAGCCATATTTTGACATGGACTATTATGCATCTAAGTCGGTTTACGATAATGACATAAAGCCATTGATCGAGAAGTTTTTAGGTGAGAATAAAGAATTTTTTAAATCATTCGGAGCTATGGATATTACAAAAGGATTTATTAAGACATTAATGGATGCAGGATCAAAGTTTCTAGGATCTGATAAGAAAGAGAAAACTAAAGATTTTGCTGACTGTATTGTATTTAATAAAAAGGCAGAGGTGCTATTGTTGAAAAGAGCAGATAATGGGAAGTATTGGCTACCAGGTGGAAGCGTGGACACTGATGACACCAATCATGAAGTAGCAGCCTTTAGAGAGCTTGTAGAGGAAACCAATCTAATTCCAGACATACACGCCTTTAGTGATACAAAAGTGGCTAAGAATGGCGGTAATATTTACGTATATGTAGTAATGCCAGAAACAGAAATGGTAGTCTTAGATCCAGATGAACATACTGATTTTGGTTGGTATAACATGTCAGAAATTGAAGATTTAGCTATTTTATTCGGATCTCATGATCTATTAAGAGAAATGGTAGGTAAGGCTAAGCACACTCTTTTTGACAGCGTTGCTCAGGCAGCATTTAACTCTGGACAAATAACAGAAGATGAGTACCTTAATGGTCTTAGTTTTCTAAAGAACGGACACCTATAGTATATAACACACTGTTTCCCAACAAGTTGTGTAAATAAGATATAATGTACATGCATGTTCACGTGAGCGTGTCACATGCCATATATAGTCTTTGTAATCGGTTAATAATGACTTAACTATTTTTATACAAAGAAACTATTATGGAATTCCTCAATTTTGATAAAGACAACAATACATTCTTATTCAAGAATGAATATGATCACATAATTAGAAAATCAGCAAGCCAAGTAATTGAGCAACATCCTGATTTAGCTATTGAGATCACAAAAAATATATTTGATTTTGTAGAAAAGGGTGCAAAAGCAAACGCTGGCGAAATTAGAGAGCATGGTGGTGTAAAGATGCAAAAATTAGCATCTGGAAAATGGGCTAAGGTAGGTTCATCTAAGGGCAAATCAGATGCCAAGGGAAGCGAATCTATCCAGAATGCCATCAATGTACGAGAAAAGGCTTTAAAGATGGCTAGAGATAGCGGTAACGAAGGCATTATTTCTAAACTATCTACGCAGTTAACGGATCTTAAAGCTCAATTGAAGGGTGCTAAAACTACTGTAGAGAAATCAGCAGAGCAGGATTTAGAAAAAGCTACATACAAAGATACTCCTGAAAATAGAAAGTTAGGTAGAGTTGGTAAAGAATGGGGTGGAAAGAAAGAAGGACAAAAAAACACTGATGGATCACAATCTAGTGGCAAGACCGTTAAAATATCTGAGAATTTACGTTTGGAGGGCACACCAAATAAAGAGTTTGCCGAAGGAATTTTAAGTGCTCTTAGGTCATACCCAAAAGGGCATCATGCTAGGCCATTTATGCCAAATAAAGAATATGGTTCTGTTTATGGTGTAAAACTGACAACTCTTAAAGAAACGACCGAAAAAGATTTAGAAAGATTGGAGATTTTTGCTAGAAAAATATTGTCTGACGATCCCAATATAAAAGTTAAAAAATCAGACGATCAAGACATAGAGAAAGCACAGAAGTATATTAGACGAACTGGAACGCCAGGAAACTATAAGTACGAATATGCTGATTCAAAATCAAATGTAAGAGGCCACAAAAATACTGTAGTAGAATCTGATGAAAATAAGATGAAAATCTTACAGGGTCAATTAGAAGAAGATACTATCAAAAGAGCAAAGGCAAAAGAAGAGGGTAATTCTACCAAAGAAGCACATTTTGATCATGAAGTGAAAAGGCTTAGAAAAGAGATTGGAGAATTGAGAGCTAACGGTACAGACGAAAAAAAGGAATTAGAGGCACATAAGGAGAGCGATAAAAAGACTCCAAGCCCAGAAGCGGTCTTTAAGGAAGTATATGACAAATATAACGCTAAGGATTATTTTGGGGAAAAGAGCCGCATAGAGTCAGCCGTTAAACAGTGGAAGTCTTTTCTTGAAAGAGGTGATGAAGGTGCAAAAAAATATACTAAAGAAGACGTAGTGCAGCATATGGAACGTGCCATTGCAGCCGAGGCAAAGCACACTTTTGATACACTAAAGACAGCTATTGATAGTAAAGATATAAACAAGTTAAAATCAAGAGTTCGTTATGATCAGCCATATACAAAAGAGCTTTTCTCAAAATTAACAGGTATTAGTGTACCCAGCACAAATGCACAAATTAATACCATGCTGGACCAATTTGCATCCGACAGTAAAAAAAAAATTGAAAAATCAGATAGCCAAGAAATAGAAAAGGCTCAAAAAAAAGGGTACTACAGAACCCTAAAAAGTGGCAAAAAAGTATATGTTAAGCCACATCAAGATTCGAGAACAAAGAAAGAGGAAAAGACATTTGTAATACGATCTAGGGTAAAGGATGCCAACAATAAACTATTAGATGACGTGCATGTATCTGTGCAAGCCAACAGTGCACAGGAAGCAGAAGAAAAAGCAGCAGCTAAGCTAAGTGAAAATCCTGCATACCCTAAAGATGGCAGATTGGAATTAGTAGATGTAAATATTGCTGATTCAAAGAGTTTAGAGCAAAAAAGGGCTCAGGGTAAATTAGACTTACTACGCAAAAGAATCACTAAAGAAGTTAAGAAGCTAGAACAAAAAGATCTATTGGATATAGAACGAAAAATGATAGAGAGCACAGTTAAAGAATGGCAGAATTGGGCAAAAGAGTATGAGAAAGCTGCCAATAGCACTCCACTTCCAATAAAGAATATGCCTGAGTTTATGAGCTATTTGAACAGCTTCTACGGTAAAGATGGTGTATATCCAAATAAAATGGGGGAAGATGTCAAAGAATCTGATGTGATTGATGCTATTAAATATGCTGCATCAAAAGGATATAATTTTGACAATGGTGACAGTATGGATCGTGAAACGGTTAGAGACATATTAACTGAGCGAAATCTGATTGATCCTAATTATGACAATAGCCATGCCAATGAAGAGAAAATAGTCGTTCCTGCTGATGAAGCACCGAAACAGCCAGACCATACAGTAGCAAAAACTATTTTACAGCAATTGGGTGGAAGTCAATTTACGGCTATGACAGGAGCAAAGAACTTTGGAGCAGATGCAAATAAGTTAATGTTTAAAATAGCGAAAAATGCCAAAAACGTAACTCATGTTTCCATCACTTTAAACGGGAAAGATTTATATGACGTGAAATACATTAATGTTAGAGGATCTAATATAAAGACCATGAGCGAAAGCAATGATATTTATGCTGATATGTTAGTAAACGATTTTGAACAAAATACAGGAATGTACACAAGAATTTAATATATATAATATGACACCAAAAAATAATTTTAAATTTTATATCAACGCTGATATATCCAAAGCCAAAAATGGCAAGGATATGATCATTCAGGGTATCGCTTCTACATCTGCTAAAGATTCACAAGGCGAATTCCTAGATCCTAGAACATTTGATTTGAATGATTTTAACTGGATTAACTGGAATCACAAAGGAAAAGATGATCCATCTACAATTATAGGTGAACCAATACATGCAGAAGTCAATGAAAAAAATGAGCTCTTTATTAAGGGTCTATTATATGACGATGTTCCAATGGCTAAGGCTACTTACAAATTAATGAAGGCATTACAGAAGTCACCAACTGGAAACAGGTTAGGGATGTCTGTAGAGGGTAGAGTAATCGAAAGAGACTCTATGAACCCAGCTAAGATATTGAAATCAAAGATCACAGGCGTAGCGATATGCCCAGTGCCAGTAAACGGTGCTACATGGACTGAACTAATCACTAAGGGATATACAGAAAATGAGACTCCGATATACGATATAGATCAATATGCAGATAAAGAGGTCGAAAAAGCGATGTCTATTGAAGGCACTACAGGAGCTTTAGAGAACGAAGGTATTGATCGTAAATTAGAACATGAATCGGTGGAGGGTACAAAGAAGAAAAAGAAGAAAAAGAACGGGGAAACGGTAGATTTAAAGGTGTTAACTAAATCGGAAGCCTATAAATCTATATTTAATTATTTTTATATCAACGATATAGCGAAAGCTAAACAAATTTATTCTTTAATAGAAAACATTAGTATTATGGACAAACAACAAATTACTAAAGAAACAATTGAAAAAGCACTTGAAATTATCAAGGTTGCTGATTCTGTAGTTTCTAGTAACGAGGATGCTACATCGGATGTAGTTGAAACATCAGAAGAGATAGAAACTACTGCCGAAGCTACGGAAGAAGTTGAAAAGTCTGAAACAGAAAACATTGAAAAAGGTGAAAAAACAAACGATGCACCTGACAATGTAGAAGAAAAAGAAGCGGTAGCTGAAAAAGATGAAGATTCAGAAGAAGAAGATGAAGATGTGGAAAAAAGCATCTATAAGTCGGCTTGCAATTATGCCAAAAAACTATTTAGTAAGGGCATGGATGAAGATGAAATCAAAAAGGCTATGAGTAAAGTATATTCTAAAGATGTAACTACAAAGGCATGTGCTTCTGTAGATATGGGAGCAAACGCTGCTGCTAACATGGGAGGAATTACACCACAAGGTAGTATCAAAAAATCTGAAACCATCGAGTTAGAAAAAAGTTTTTCTGCTATGGCTGACAAATTTGAGAATCTTTCTAAATCTTTTGAAGAAAAATTTGATACAATCAAAAAATCTTATGACAATTTATCAGAAGAGAATTCTACTTTAAAAAATAGAATCAAAGAAATTGAAAATACACCGACTGCACCAAAGTCTCTTATCTCTAAATCATGGGCTGAAAGGTTCGAGAGTAAAATAAAAGAGGGTGGTGATATAGAAAAGGGTGAAATCTATAGTTTAAGCAATAAACAATCAAGAGAGGATCTAATCAACAAGGCATTTGAAATGGCTATTGAAAAAGGAGATGACGATCTTTCTCGAATCGTAAAAGGCTTAGAGGCCACAAAACAGATTGACGATAGAGGTCAGGCTAAATTAAAAGCGTTAGGAATCAACGTATTACCGTAATCAATTATATTTATAAATAAACTTAAAGTTAACAAAAATGAACAACACTTTAGACGATATGCAAAACGGATTCGCTGGTGACGGTGGGCAAGATGCAGAGTACTTATTGAAAGCTATGCAAGCTGGTCACATCACAGGACGTGAAACCGCAAATCAGTCTTTAACGCAAGAGCCGTTAAAAGCTGAATCTTTAGAAAAGACATTGAAATTATTAGATCACAGAACAAGTGATTTAAAATTAATCAATGCAATGCCAAAAATGACTGCTTATAACACAGTTGAAGAATTTATTCAGTTAGAGTCTTATGGTAATCAACGTGGAGGTTTTTACGGGGAAGGAGAACTTTCTGATGTAGAAGATTCTAAGTATGTAAGACGTGCTGAAAAGATCAAGTACTTACAAGTAACTGGATCTGTAACTCTTCAAGCACAAATGGTGAAATCTTTTGTTCCAGCAATGGCTAAAGAGGTTTCTAACAAAGTAATGTGGATTCAGCGTAGAGCGAATACCTTTATCACTAAAGGAAACGAGAATATCGTTCCAGAAGAGTGGAATGGTTTATATGCACAGCATGCTTCTATTGGAACTGGTAGCGGTTTCTTATATAATAACCTTGATGCGTATTACGGATCAGAAGTTGTTGTAGATTTAAGAGGAAAGTCTCTTAAACAAGAGGATGTAGAAGACGGAGCAGTAAGAGTAGATGCTAATTTTGGTATTCCAACTCACTTATTTGCTGCACCAGTTGTAATCTCTGCTTTAGCAAAAGATTATTACAATGATCAGCGTATCTTAATGAACGGTGGTGGATATGACGGTGTTATTGGAACAGTTCCAAAGGCTATTTCTACTACTATGGGTGACATCACTCTAGGAAACGATAAATTCATGGCTGCTGAGCCTGCTAAGTTATCATCTAATACTGCTACAAGTGTGAAAGCACCTGCTGCCCCTGTAGCTGATGCTTCACCTGCACTTGCTACTGATGGTTCATCTGTACTTGAAGCTGGTGAAGATGGCCCAGTATTTTATGCTGTGTCTGCCATCAATAGATATGGAGAGTCTGCATTAACAGTTCAAGGAGCTGCTGTAACTCTTACAGTTGGATCATCTGTAGATTTAGATTTCTCTGCTGGTGTAGGATCTGCATTCGCTGCAACTGCATTTAGAGTATATAGAACTAAAGTAAACGGTGCGAACACTGGTAAGTTTTACCCAATCTTTGAAGTATCTGCTGCTGAATTAGCTTCTGGCTATGATAGTGCTGCACCTGGTCTTGCAAGAGACAGACATAGATTACTTCCTGACTGTGAAACTGCATTCTTAGCTGAGATGACAGAAGAAGCAATGAGCTTTAAGCAACTTGCACCTGTATCTAAGTTAGACCTTGCTGTAGTTGGATTGAGTAGATCTTTTGTAGCATTCTTATTTGCAACGCCTCAGTTGTATGCACCTAAGAAAATGGTTAAGTTTGTAAACGTTGGGAAAACTCTTAACTAGAACTTATTAACATATTAATCATTAAAGCCCTCTTATGAGGGCTTTTTTGTTTATTTTTATATATAAAATTTAATATAACAATCATGGTAAAATTAAAATCATTGTCAAAAGGCACTACTGGTCAAGCAATCATACTTCCTTTAGTTGGACAAGTTGAATTCGATACAGATAACTGTATTGAAATAGATGAAGAATTAGTAGATGATCTTTTAGGCTTACAGTTCGGTATAGAGCTTGTAAAAGAAGAAGATGAAGAAGCAAAAGAAGAAGAGGTTCATGTAGATGAAACTGAAACTGTAGAAGATGCAACAGATGCCATTAATACAGGTATAGATCCATTAGACGAAATTGAAGTAACGGAAGAAGCTATCAAAGAAGAAGTAGAGTCTAAACAGATGACAGAAGAAGAAATTTTTGAATATCAACAATCTACATTACAAGAATACTCTGTAAAAGACTTACGTTCTTTGTTAGAAGATTTCCCAAAAGAAGAAACAAAGAAGTTAAAAAATAAGTCAGCAATCGTTAATTACTTAGCGAAGAAAAACTTATCTTAAATGCCTACAATTAACCTACAATCAAAGTCTAAAGAATCTACTGGTTTAATATTATCAGCAGCAGATATAAAAGAAAATTATTTATTTGGTGTTAGAATAGAAGATCAAGATGGAATTCCTATTGGTGACGATATATTTGAAATGTATATCAAAGCTGCACAGGATGAAATAGAAAAGTATTTGAATCTGAAACTACAGAGACAAATATTTGAAGAGAATCTATCCTTTAGGCATGAAGAGTGGGAGCATTGGGGATTTATTAAGACTACATACCCAGTTGTATGTAATCTATCCTTAAAAGGGTTCTTAGGGTCTACTAAACAAGTAGAATACCCATTGGAGTGGATAACCACCAGAAAATCATCAGAAGACGGTTTATATCATAGAAGTATATACATGGTTCCTGTGTCTTCTGGTGGTCAAACTTCTAATATATTGTTCTCAGGCGTAATTCCTAGTTTAAACTACTATGCTTCAACAGATATTCCTTTTTATTGGAATTTAGCGTATGTAACTGGTTTTGAGAAGATTCCAGCCGATATATTAAATGTAGTTGGTAAATTAGCATCAATAAACTTGTTTCATATTGCAGGAGATCTTATATTAGGTGCAGGGATAGCCTCACAATCAATAGGCATAGATGGATTGAGTCAAAGCATAAGTACAACGTCCTCAGCAACTAACAGCGGCTATGGATCAAGAATTTTGGGCTATCAAAATGATTTAAAGAAACAAATACCGTTGCTGCGTGATTTTTATAGAGGCTTTAACTTTACATCAGTATAATGAAAGTAGATCATGTTATATATTGCACCACTAATTTAATCAATGGTAAAAAATACATTGGTTACAACAAATACAATGATCCAAAATATTTGGGTTCAGGTAAGATATTGAAGTGGGCGATAAAAAAACATGGTAAGGAGAACTTTAAGAAACAAATACTAGAATATTGTGAAACGCAAGAAAATGCAGATATAGCAGAACAGTATTGGATTGATTACTTTGGTGCAGTAGAGTCAGATGTATTCTATAATATGGCTAGAGGGGGTCTAAAGCCTAATTTTGGGGATATATGGAATAAGGGGAAGTCAGGTTGTTATTCCAAGGAAACAATAGAAAAAATAAGGCAGGGAAGTATTGGGAACACAAATGCATCTGGCAAAAGAACCTTGGAACAAAGAAAACGTATATCAGATGCTACTAAAAAAGCTAGGGCAAGAATGCCATGGGAGGTTAAACAAAGGGGAGGTTTTGCTTGCAAGGGTACACCTAAGCCACCTAGAACCAAGGAATATGTGGCAAAAATGAAAGCATCTCATACAGGCAAAATCCCATGGAACAAAAAGAATTTAAAGAGGTACGACTTAGAGAATAAGTTAATTCGTATATATGAGTTGGCCAGAGATGTTAATCAGGATGACATCAAATTATTTGATTTAAACACTGTAGTAGATAAAGATATTGTTTTTGAAAATAGTTATTGGAGATTTTAATATATGGCTAATAATAAGAAAATAGAGATTCAAAGTACACCAACGGGTATTAGTAAGCCAAGGCCAGATTTCAGAAAAGGAGATTTTGAGATAGCCATACATCAAAAGGGTTATAACGTACTGCACGAGAAAGCACTACATTGCCCCTGCAAAAGTAAATCAGTAGGTGGACAATTAAGTGACTGTCAAAATTGTGGAGGTACAGGATGGGCATTTATCAATCCAGTAAAGACTAGATTCATTATACACTCAATGAATCATTCTACTGAGTATAAAGAGTGGTCAGAAGAAAATAGAGGCACTGCAAGTATATCTACAAGGGATATAGAAGAAATATCATTTATGGATCGTGTAACGGTCTTACATGGCATTTCTATATTTAATGAGGTTAGATATTTAAAGATGAAAAATGACTTATTGTTTTTCTCACTTACTTATCCAGTAAAGGAAATAGAATATCTAGCATTATTTGAATCACCTACACTACCATACTTACAGTTAACAGAAGATGAAGATTATACAATAGAGAATAACTTCATATTTTTAGATGAAAAGTTTAGAACCTTGGTAGAAGGAAATGAACAAGCGGATCAAATATCTATAACAGTTAGGTATAAACATAATCCACAGTATCACATTATCGATATTCCAAGGCATACAATGTTAACGAACATAGATAAAGGACAAAGAGAACAATCAGATATAGTAATGCCAATCCATGCAATTGGTAGATATACACACTACGTACTAGATACGGAAAATATAAATGGAGATCGTATAATAGATAATAGCTTACCGATAGAAGAAAGTTGTTAGTATGGTTATACCAATTACATTAGACTTGGTAGATATAGCTAGAGAGATGTCACTTGATAAGAAGCAAGTGGATCAAATGATAGACTATTCTATGAGCGAGATAGCGAAAGAATTTGAGGCAAGGTGGAGGGCAACTGCATCCAGAGAATTAACGTCCACTAGAGGGGCTTATTTGAGCTCATTAAGTGTAGTTGATGAAGGTTTATTAAAATCTGCTGTGGTATTAGACTACAGCCAAGAGAAAATAGTTAGAATGATTGAAGAGGGTGCAACAGCTTTTGACATGAAACTAAGTTTTGCTCAATCCGATAAGAAAGTAGAAAAAGAAGATGGGGGCTGGTACTTAACAATACCATTCAGTGTAGGATCAACAGGAACAACAAAAGAAAACTTTAGTACCATAATGCCTAAAAAGGTATATGATATAGCAAAGACAAAAGAGTTCGGTCAGAGTGTTACTAAAAGAGACTTAGAAGATATTCCAGACGGCATACCAGAACCAAAGCCAAAGCCAAGATTAGAGATACCTAAAACCAATGCATTTAAAGATTATGAACGCAAGGGAAGTATATATGAGGGTATAACAAGAACAAAGGATAAGGGAACAGGCAATGGAACTTATACATCGTTTAGGAGGGTTAGTGATAATTCGGATGAGGGGGCGTGGATTCATCCAGGCATGGAGGCAAAGAACTTAGCCGAGAAAACCTACAATGAATTCAAAGGTACAATGAGCAATACATTAACAGATATTATAGACAACGCATTGTTTAATTTAAAACTTTAATATATATTAGCCCCATGGATAAGATAGTAGAAAGTGTATGTATGGTGTGTAAGCATAGATGGATAACCTTTAAAGGCATACATATATGTAATAAGTGTAAAGGGAAAAGTAAAGTAAAAAAGAAATGAAGAAGCAAATAAGCATGTATTTCATAGTATTAATGGCCAGTACACCAATGACATTAATAATAACTACATATAAGACTCATAGTGTAGCTACAGTAGATGAATTCTTACAAGAAAATTACTTTGAAGTATTAGAAGTAGGAGAGGGTGATCATGACTGCGAATGTGATGAAATATTCACAACAAAGTTTACAGCTATTACACCTGTAAAGAAAGATACAGTAGAGGGCTGCGTGTGTGAAGGCATAATACGTGGTAAAATTATAAAAATGAATCAAGTCATTGATAATCAATAGGATAGAATATATAGTTTTATAATAAATTATAATAAAACTTTTTTTAAGAAACTCACAATCACACAGTTATGCTCACATTAGTACCAGAAATAATTATTCACGACACCATAGAAAAGGTATTAGCAGCCGTCAAGAATGACTTAAATAATACGGTCAAAGAAGAAGATACGATCCTATTTAAGCTATTAGCAGATCAGAAGTTGGAACGCTACAGTTTATATGAGCAAGCTAAGACAGTGTTTAATAAGGAATCAGATGACGTTAGAAAGATAGCCGTTAATGTTATGTTCAATAGAAACAAAATGTCATCACCAACTATCCACATAACCCTACCATCAGAAGATGAGGTTACAAAGACATTAGGGTTGGGTATGGGAGAATATGAGTCAGCGTTCTTTTCAGATGAGGGAGAAAATGCTGGAAAGTATAGAGAAACGTATTCTAAGCGATTTAAGGGTAGTTTTAATGTTGTGATAACCTCAGACAACGTAAATGAGATAATATTGATCTATTACGTGCTTAGAGCACTTATCATTGGTGCATTGAATCATTTTTATGGGTATTGTATGTATAACTTTCATTTAGGAGGTCGAGACATGATGCTTAATCCAGATTTAGTGCCAAAGCATATATTCATGAGATCATTAACCATTAGTTTTGAGTATAATACAGGAGCAGTAAGTTTACATGCGAATGAATTCTTTAATGGGTGTTTAAGCACCGTAACAGGTGAAATAGATGCAGAGGCTACCAATGGCGTTCCATTTCCAGTAGTAGAACCAGATGTAGATCCAGAAGATGAAGCTCACTGTGATCCTGAGTAACAAATGACACATATATATAGATGAGACAGAGATAGTCTCTTAAAAGGGCTTATTTGAGCCCTTTTTTATTTCCTAACTAATTGCTTGCGTGGCACTTTACTTTTTTATAGATTTGTTTTCATGGTAGGAGAAAAAAGATATTTTGAAAAGAACGGAGTCGTTTACGAAGTAGAAGTAATGTTCCAGACGAGCCCTAATGGCTATCATGTAATAGATCGTAAGGCTAGTACACGTAAAAAGGTCAAGTCATGGACAGTAAGACCCCATTCATTACATGAACAGAACTCAACAATGTATAATCGATACATAAAGCAAAAGAAACTTAAAAGGTATGCACAGAGGCGTAATAATCTTTATTTAAGCAAAAAATAATGAGATCAGAACCAAACTTACATTTCAACTGTAATATAGAGCAAGGTCATAAGCAATTTGTCAGTCAAAGTGCATATCGTGAGCATGGCATGTATCATTCATTGATCAGTCATGAAATGGCCAACGGTCATGGACACATACTTAGTCATGGACATTATCCACCAGAATATGACATTAAAGGTTATAATGGATGGCCAGAATATCCAGATGTATCTAAGCTAGATATTCATTGTAAGGTCACAGGGGACACCCATGATCGATTATGGGCAGAGGAAAGAGAGCGTATCAGGTTAGAAGAAAAACGGTATTGGCAAGAGATGGCTGAGGCAGAAAGAGCTGAGGAACGTAAAAAAGCAAAGTTAGCAAGGCAAAAAGAAAAGAGAGCTAAGGCTAAAGAAGAGAGGAAAGCTACTAAGAAGATTATTAAAGAGACTAAAAAGAAGCCTAAAAGAATTATTGAGGAATTTAACCATAAGGTAGAAGTACAAAGAAAAGACCCTGAGCCAATACCAGAATATAGGCCAATCGAAAGACCTGAGCCAATCGAAAAGCATACGCCAAGGCCAGAACCATTTTTTAAGATAGAACGGTTAACGAATATAGAGGAAAGAATAAAGAAGCGTACCCAAAGATATGCTGATATTGAATATCAAGGCGGCTTAGATCGTATCGTATTAAATAAGCCAAGGTTTTGGTCAGCAGAAACAGTATCTATTAGCAACAAAAATAAAAAATGGAAAGATGAACTAAATGACTTGACAAGGAATTGGAAGTTTGGTAGCTTAGTAGAAGATTAATATATTTGATCAAATGAAAAAGGAATATAAAGAAATAGATTTGGCTGCTGGATATACCATAGAAGATGCTATGAGAGAGCTTAAATCATTAGATGGACTATATAAAGCTGAATTCAATGGCGTAATGCTATACAATGACGTAGATCATTTAGATTCAGCATATATGAAGATCACTGGTAAAAACAAAGCTGATCACGATGCATACGTGAATAGGCAAATGGAAAGTCGAAAGCGAATCAAAAAAGAACACATTATGTCAATTCCAAGCCTAACTAAACAGTGGTTAGATAAAGGCAAAGCGGTTTTAGATGAAAAATATATGGAGTATTGGACTGAATGCGTACCAATACGATTAGGAGACTTATATAATGGAATGGAGCTAGGTATGTGCTTAGCTATAATCAAGCCCTTAAACGAAGGATGTGACATGAAAGAAGCAAAGAATATAATAGACGAACAAGGTCACTCAGGAATGTCTTATGGATTGGTTAGATCAATGGTAAGATCATTCTGCGATAGAGGTGAAGAATTTTATAAAAACACACAATATTAGTTATGACTAGAAAAGATTTAAAGAAACACTGGCATATTTTAAAGGCATTAAAAAAGGGATGGGTTGAGCCGAGTGATGTTGAGTATTATGCAGACTATGGATGGAGGGGTAAAAATAGTTTCTTCTCACTTTTTTGTGCTATGAATAACAAATTCAAGTTAAGACTAACCAAAGCAGGCAAAGAAAAGATTAACAAAGCTAAAAAAATAGATTATGGCAAATAGAGAAGAATTAAGATTTAAAGTAAATGATAAGGTTATGGATAAAGAAAGGGGTGTTGGCAAGGTTGTTTCTACCAATGTTAGCAATACATACCCAATATGTGTTAAATTTGGCGAAAACTTGTACCATACTTTCACAGAAAATGGGCAAATAAATGAGTTGGAAAACACCGTATTAGTAAAAATGAAGAAATGAAAAATAAAATTAAAAAAATAATAGCAAGGATTTTTGGAATTAAAATAGATAACGGAGTTACAAACATTGTTATAAAATATACGGATTTAGAAACCATTGACTTGACTGGTCTTAATTTAGCAGATGGATGTGAGGTAGATTTAACTCAAAACTTTAGACTCCAAAATATTATTGTTCCAAAACAAAATGAGCATGGAGGAATCAAAATAGAGTTAAATGCAATTAAGAAAATAAGCACATGAAAAATAAAATAATAATAGGATGTGTGGCGTGTTTTTTATTAAGTGGATGTAGTGAATCAACCTTAAATGAATCTAGGCTTACTAACATAAAGGATTTAAACTTTGGGCACTTATTGACATTGGTAATTATTCACGGGTTTATGACATCAAGAAAAATAGAGAAATGAATAACAAAGAAAAAAGAATAAAGTACTTAGAATTAAAATTAGACGCCATCTGTGATCATTTGAGGCTTTACGTAACACAAAAGTCATTAATGAGTGATGAGTTCACAGTAATTGAGCGACCTGAAATAGAAGAATTTGATTTGTCAGCACTGAAAGGCTATGGAGAATGTAATTTATCGGATGGGTTTGATTTAAGTGGGTTGCCACAAAAAATAGAATGGAAGGTAGGAGAAAAGGTTTGGGATTTTGTTTATGGTTGGGGGGTTGTTGATTATTTAGCAAAACAATCAAATTATATTGAAGTTGACTTTGAAAGTGAATGCACTTCTACATCCTATGAACTTAATGGAAATATGATAGGAGCAACAAACAGAACCCTATTCAAAAAAGAAATGAAATTAGTTGAGAAATGAAAGACATCAAATACTGGAAAGAAAACGCAGAAGAGGATTATCGAACAACGCCAATAAGCGTATTGAAATATATCACGAAGCTAGAGTCATTGGTTAATGATAGAAACTCTAAGATATTGAATTGGTGGTCTAAGACAAGAGATGAGGTGTTTAGTGAGCACATGGAAAGATTCAAGAGTCTAAAGCCAGTGCATATTCCTCAATGCGATAACGAGAATCCAATGAGCTATGATATAGAAGAGGCACGAAAAATGATGCTAAAGCCATATAGATGTATAGGATGTAGAGGTGTATTGAGTGCAACAGATGAGCAAAGGGCTACGGGGTTTATAATAGGAAATCCAAATATAGGACAGAATCAGGTTACAGCAGTCTGTACATGTCCAGAGCCATTTTTAACACATGAAGATTGGTATAAATATTTAGATAAAATGACAGATGGAAAAACAATATAGAGTAATGCTTTTTATGGACGACACATATCAAGTAATAAACACGATAGATAATTCAACAGCTTTTCAGGGCAGTTTATCAGACTGCAATGCATGGTTACAGTTAAACGATAAAGGATATATATGAGCCAGTGTAATCACAGAATAGGAGAGTTTGACGACATGGATTTATATGTGGATAACTATATAATATTATTGAAGGAGGGTGCTTGCATGAATGCAGGAATAAATGAAGTATATAAGCATACTGCTTTTAAAAAGAGTACAGAAGATCCATTAGAGTTCATGGATGGTAGGTTAGGGTATATAATTAGAAACAACTATTGCCCCAATTGCGGAGAAAAGCTAAATTGGAAAACATTAAAACAAAAGCTACAGGAGTCGTTATGAGCAAAAAACATTCAGATTTAGAAATAGCACACTTTAAGTCATTTACAATACATGAAAAAATGGACGTATTTGTTGATTTAAAGCGAGAGGGGAAATTTACAAAGCGTAAAAACAACGAACTGCTAATCAATGGAGTGGTAACAGAGCTGATTGAAGATTATTCATTTTTGTTAAATTTCTTTAAATCAGAAAAGGAAAAACAAAATGATCCAGTGTGACAAGTGCGGTAAGATACATGGTACAATAGAAGAAGCTCAAAAGGGCTATAAGATGGCGGATGGTGGCATTGTTAAGGGTATATCCAAGGCATCCGTTGTTCCAGTGTGCCAATGTGCATTAGATGTCGGTACAAAGAACATGCAGAAAATAGAGTCTATCCATCAAGATAGATTGAGCATGAAGGCATCTATGGATAACTATAAGAATAAGCGAAGCAAGTCCGATTTCACCAATGAAGACGATTATTCTAAATTCAGAGCTTATGAAGTAGTAATAGAAAGCAATGCTAGGGACATACATGAGCTACAAAAGGACTTAATGGTATCTAAGGAACATATTGCCACATTAGAAGAGAAAGTGTCTTATTTAACGTGGTTTGCGTTTTTAGCATCACTAGCTTTGTTATTTTTGGTACTGTATTGAAATAATCTGTATATTTGAGACATGGAAACAGTAAAAGATGAATTAAGCAGAAACAGCAGAGCAGTAATTAATGCACATGCAGCAGGATATAAAGTAACCAAGGAAGGAGAACTAATATCTTCTACAGGGGTTCAACGAGTATGTAAAGAAGCAGGTAGAGGAAATCACCTATATAAAGAAATATCTTTCAGAGTAGATGGCAAGCATGCAAGACTTAGGGTGCATAGGTTGCAAGCATTCCAGAAGTTTGGAATGAAAATGTTTGAAAAAGGTATGGTTGTAAGACACCTAAACGGCAATCCATTGGATAATTCGTTTGACAATATTGCCATTGGCACTGCTAGTGAAAACATGATGGACAGACCACAGGCGGTAAGACAGGCTCATGCAGAACATGCAGCATCTTTTAACACTAAACATGCACATGAATCGGTATATGCATACTACTGCGGTGTTAGGTCATATAAAAAAACAATGGAGAAATTCAATATTTCAAGTAAAGGAACATTGAATCATATCATTAAGAAATTTAAGTAAAGATATAATCAAATGGTGGAATTGGTAGACACTGAGTTAGAGAGAGGAAAGACCGCATGTATTAAGGTTTGAAACTTTACCTTACTAACAATATGTTTTGCACTGAAATACATTAAGTGTAAGATTGTAGGTTCGAGTCCTACTTTGATTACAACTGACACCTCCTTTTATCTGGATTGAGTTTTGACTGCTAGGAAAGACTAGCTTTTTTTAACTTTAAACAACACAATGAAATATTTAATTATACCAGCAATACTTTTCAGCCTTAACGCAAAAGCTCAAAGAGTGAGTGATCCATGCATGTATAATGACTCAGTAGTTTATGTAGATACAGAAGTAGTGTATAATGATACAATACAGCTATCGACTAGAATCTTTAATGACTCAGTGGCATACAAAGAGTATATACAAATGCTTATGAGACAGGAAGAGGATGTGATTAAAAATCTATATTATTACAACGGACGGCCAATTATGGCTCATTAACATTGTTCTTTTGGGCCAGTAAGGCATGCAGTACTGGTGAATCATAGTGGCCATTGACACCAACTTCAATCACATATTCTGTATAGTCAGTCCAATATCCTCTAAAAATAAAAGTGTCTTCATCATATTGATCAGCAACAAACGAAATACTATAAGGATCAAAAGTCTCTTCAATCATTAATCTGTTTCCATCTTCTAAGTGTACTACATGAAAAACAGTATTATCATCAACAACGGTGTGTTGAAATTCTGAAAAATTATTGAAAGTTGCAAGCATCATCATTACTAAAAGGCTATCCATGGTATTATGGTTTATTTGGTTTATATTAGTCTTACACGTAAAACAAAGATAAAAGGTTACATTATGATAAGCAAAATTTTCTGGAATATATTCGCATCCCTCACCACATTATTTGTCGTTTACCTTGTTTTGGCTTTTGTAGCTGGAACAATTGATTGCTTGGATTGGAATATATGGGTCAGGCTTGCATATGCTTTTGTATTTTTAAGAGTTGTATTTGTATTCGTAACAAGTGTAGCAGAGTAGATATGAAGAACGCAAGACTATATGTACCAAAGATACAGTCGCTATATGCGATATTCTTTGACGGTAAGAATGAAAAGGAGCTGATCGAGTTTGTAGGTGAATACCATGACATTGTTCGTGCAGAGATGGCAGATATTAAAAAATTGATGTTTCTGGATGCTGATGACAAATTAATAGCAGTGGCACTGGAAGGGTGCTATACCATTAAGCATATGCACGGTCAATTTGAAATGATGGGTGAACAAGAATTCAAAAGTAGATACGAGATAGTGCCTACGTGGGATGATCTAAGAAATAATTTATTTAGGGCAGAGCATAATGTATATGTGTAAAATTGATAAATACATATTAATGTATTAACTTTGAAGCAAAATTTAACACAATGGAAGATAAAATACATGAATTAATAAAGATAGCTATGCCCATTAGTATAGATGACAAAGGTAGACAAGTAACCTCTGCAAGAGACCTATATACTTTCCTAGAATTGAAGGAAAGATTCTCAAAATGGATGGATCGCATGCTGAGCTATGGATTTTCGGAACACACTGATTATCAGCGTGTGTACCATTTGGTACACCCGACAAAAGGAGCACCATCAGTAAAGAAATTAGACTATGCTCTTACATTAGATACCAGTAAGCATATAGCTATGGTTCAAAAGACACCAAAAGGTAAATTAGCAAGACAGTATTATATCGATATAGAAAAAAAGCATAGAACACACCAGCATGCATTACCACAGACTTATGCAGCAGCTCTTTTTGAGGCAGCTAAAATGGCAGCTAGAAATGAAGAGCTAGAAAAAGGACTAACGGAGTGTAGACCGTTTTTAAATTATGCAGAAGCGTTCATGGGTACTGACAATGCAATTGGCGTAGGTGATTATTCTAAGTTGATACATAGCAAGCTAGAATTAGAATGCAGTAAGACGTTCGGTAGAAATAAATTGTATGAGTATTTAAGAGAAAAAGAAGTGCTACAGACTAAAGAAGATTATAATACCCCATTCCAAAAATATATCAAAGCTGGCTGGATGGAAGTGAATGCAGTTGTAAAAAACAATAAGTCATATAAAGTAGTCAAGATAAGGCCAAAAGGTCAAATAAAGATTTTAGAAATGATCAATAAAGATTACGGTACATCAATTTCATTTAAAAAATAAAGATATGGAAAAAATAATGCGAATAGAAAAGCCAGTAGAATTTGTGACTCTTACTGAACGTAGAAGAATATTAAAGGTGTTGTGTGCAATGCAGGTGGCCTTAGATGACTTTGAACACATAGAAGATCAGGATTTATACTTGCAGAAGATAAAGTATCACGGAAATCAGTTTGCTAAGGCGTTATCTGAGCGTACAAAATACGTACTAGATAAGGCAGAGGATAAAAAGATGTTGAATGAGATGCTGAATGGCCATAGCCAATTGACAGATTTGGTTGATAAGGTTGTGAGCTATGCCTTGGCAGATAGATTAGAAATCAAGGAGATATGATAGAACAGATAGAGTGGGTGAGTGTAAAGGATAGGTTGCCAGATGCCACTGTGCAGCATGCAATGACTCTAGCCAGTTATCCAGTACTTACAAGACTAAGTGATGGAGAGATGGAGTTTAACGAGTATTTCATGACTTTTCAGGATAGTGAGTTAGGACAGAGGGTATCTGAAAAGGGATGGATAGATGAAGATAAAGAATATCCAGTAACACATTGGGCAACAATTAAAGGGCCAAAGATATGATTAGAAAAGCATTTTTAGATAAAATATACGCCCGTAAGGCGGACGTGATGTCTGAAATACATAGGCTACACACCAAATCTAATTTACCAGTAGCTAAGTGCTGTGATGACATGGAATATAAGTCAGAAGATAAAGTAAGGTTAAATTCTCGCAGAAAAGAACTATTAAATATTAATCTGATAATACAGGACTATTTAGACATACATGATAATAACAATATATGAGCAGATCGTTAGAGGGCAAGTATATCATTATTAATGCAGACATGAATGACTATTTTAAAAATGAAGACGGCAGCTTTAGGTTATTTGACACCAAAGCTGAGGCATGTATGGCTGCTGGTCTATATGAACTTGATCATTCAATGGTTGTAAAAATCGAATATTATCATATAGAGAATTAATCGTTTGAATTCCTTATTTTTATAGTATCATGTTAAATGCAGTTAAAAATATGTTTTCGTTCAGTAAAAAGCAAAAAAGATTAGATGTCTTGATCATAGAAGATTCAGATGCTTATGTGTTTCTATTAACACAAAAGTTCAACAAGCATCCCAATGTATTCATAGATTCAATCGATAGTGTAGAAAAGGCTACATGGATGCTCACAGATAAAGAGTATGGGCTTGTCTTATTAGATAATTCTTTAAATGGCATGGATGGTGAATTCAGCTTGCCCATTATCAAAGATTTAGTAGGTGATGTTAAAATCGTTATTATGACTTCAAGTGAAGAGGGTGCAAAAAGATTAGATCGCATCTACAAGAATGTCGTACACAAAGAAGAAATCACAGATGAGTTTATTTCTTCATTAATAAATGACAGCAATGGTTCAAAATAGCACAAATAACTTTAGGTTTTTAATTAAGCACGTACCAGCAGCAGTAGCTATGTTCAATGAGAATATAGAGTATATTGCATATAGTGACAGATGGCTCAAAGATTATGAGCTAGGCGATCAAGATTTACACGGTAGATCTCACTATGAAGTATTTCCAGATATTTTAGAACGCTGGAAACAAGACCATCAAGATACTTTGCGTGGCAAGGTATGGAGGTCAGAAGAAGAAGAATGGGTAAGAGACGATGGATCAATAGTATATATCAGAGCTGAGCTTAGACCATGGAGAAACAACTTAGATGAGATCAAAGGAATTATTATGTTCACAGAAGTTATTACTGATCAGGTTGTAACAAGAAAAGAGTTGGAAAAGAAAAATGAGGCTTTAAAGAATAAGATAAGCGATTTAAGACAAAAGAATAAAGAAGTAGAAGAATTTTCCTACATCGCTTCACATGACTTGCAAGAGCCATTGAGAATCATTCAGTCTTATTGCGACTTCATTATAGATGAGTATAAAGACAAATTAGATGAGACAGGTAAAAAGAGTTTAGAATTCGTAGCCGACTCTACTGTTCGTATGAGTAAATTAATTAAGGGCATATTGGCTTATTCTAAGTTAGGTAGGTCGCCATTATCTAATGCCATTAGCTGTAATAACTTAGTGAAGTCTGTTATTGACTTTTCTATTGACAAAGGTGAAGTAGGTATTGAATCAAATATCAAAGTAAAAAGTCTACCAACGGTAAAGGGTTATAGATTAGAGCTACAAATGCTCTTTCAAAATCTCATATCTAATGCCATTAAGTATGTTAGAGAGGGCGTTACACCAGAGATAGAGATTTCCTGTATTGACAAGGAAGACCATTATGAATTCTGCGTATCAGATAACGGCATCGGAATTCCAAAAGAACATCAAGACAGGGTGTTTAAATTATTCCAGAGACTACATGATAGACATGCGTATGCAGGTATAGGTATTGGACTATCACATTGTAAAAAAATAGTTTCTTTACATGACGGCAATATATGGGTAAAGGGTAATAAAATAGGTGGATCAGATTTCTTTTTCACCATAAACAAACAACTGGAATGATAAATCGTATAGAATCAATAATGCTCGTAGATGACGATGAGGCCACTAATTTCTTAAATAAGATATTAATTAAGGACTCATCTGTAACTGTAGATGAAATAAGGGTAGCTTATAACGGATTAGAGGCAATTAACCATATAAAAGACTGCCATGCACATGGTGAACCGCTACCATCACTTGTGCTTCTGGATATAAATATGCCAGTAATGAATGGATGGGAGTTCTTAGATGAGTTCATAGCATTACCTTATTCAGATAAAATTACCTTAATTGCCATGGTGAGTAACTCGTATGACGATGCTGACATTAAAAAAGCAAAAGCATTTAAACAAGTTGGTAGTTTCCTTAGAAAGCCCTTATCTAAGACCAAGATGCACAAAATCATTCAGGATTACGTAGATTCTCTATAATTTTATTTAAGTTTGTTTCATGGAATTTAACAAATACCAAAGCCTTTGTAGGTTAGGAACAACAGAAGTGAATGGAATATTGGACGGTAAGTGCTATATATTTCCAAAACTGGATGGAACAAATGCATCAGTGTGGAAAGATATAACGGGCATTACTAGAGCTGGATCAAGAAATAGAACATTAGAGCTAGGAGAAAGAGATAATAGAGGCTTCTATGGGTACGTGAGTGAGCATGCTGGTATCAATTTATTGTTACATCACTATCCAGCATTAAGGGTATTTGGTGAATGGCTCGTGCAGCACAGTTTCAAGAATTACAGAAAAGAAGCATTAAATAAGTTCTATGTATTCGATGTAGTAGAAGATAATCCAGATGGGTCATATAGGTATTGGACATATGAAGAGTACCAGCCATTATTAGAAGAATACCAGATAGATTACATTCCACCAATCAAGATATTATCATTTCCATCAGAAGATGACATAATATTTCAGGCAAAATACAATAATAAATTCTTAGTAGAAGATGGAAAAGGAGTTGGAGAGGGTGTAGTAGTGAAGCGTTATGGTTACGTGAATAAATACGGTAGAGTCACGTGGGCTAAGTTTGTCACCTCTGAGTTCAAAGAAGTGCATACAAAGACTATGGGAGCACCAGAAGTGGAATTTGTGCCAGTGGAAAGAAAGATAGTGGACAAATACGTGACTAAAGCCCTCTGTGAGAAGATTCAGGCCAAGATAGAGAATGATATGGGTGATTGGAGTAGTAAATACATTCCAAGGCTCTTAAACACGGTCTATTACGATCTAGTGAGAGAAGACTGCTGGAATTTCATAAAAGAGCACAAGAATCCAACAATAGATTTTAAGAGATTGCTTAACTGTACGATCAGTAAAGTGAAGGAACATTTACCAATGGTATTTTGATATGAAGTGGTGGCAAAAGAGAGTTAGAGGTTGGACAGTACCTTTTTGGTTTACTTGGACACCCATATATAGCAAACTGTATGTGAAGCTCAGCAAATTTACTGACATTTCAAAAGCAGTTAGTGATCAAAGAAACGGTAAGAATCCACAAGGATTGCTCACATTTGATAAGGAATTAACCAAAGAACAGTTAGATGAGCTCAAAAAAGCATTCAAAGAAAGCGGACAAATCTTCTACAAAGAAGAAAAAAAGCAGAATGATCAATCCTCATGATGGATCGTTAAAGGCTTCTACTCAGGTACATAAGGATAAGAAGAAGTACACAAGAAAGAAAAAGCATAAAGAGTAGTAGTAATTTTGTCGCAAATATCGTAACAATATGCGACAATAATTGTTACATTTATACTCAATCAAAACATAACATGGAATACAAACATTTAAGAAAGCATTTAAGCCCAGATGAATTGGCTAATATAGATAAGCATTTAGAGACATTAGCCACCAATAGAAATAAAATAGTTGGTAGAAATCAATCTAAAAAAGATATTCATGACTTATATGCCCTTGAAGAAATTTGTGCTATGAACTGTTATACAGTAAATAAATCATATGCCATTGAAACATGGCCAGAGTTTTACCCAAACGAACAACAATGACTGATCTTCTAAAAGCGTTCAAATTAGCTACTCAGTACCATGGAAACCAAATGTACGGTAATAAGCCGTACATATATCATTTAAGTCAAGTGGTAGGGGTCTTAATGAAATGGAATGCAACAGAAGATGAAATAATAGCAGGAGCTCTTCATGACATCCTAGAAGATACAGGTATTCATTGGTTTGATTTAGTAGATGCATGTCCCAATACTGAGACGGCAGCAATCATATGTGACGTAACTGATGAAGATGGTGAGCATCGGAAGGATCGAAAGTTAAAAACATACGCACATCTCATTAATAATGAGTCCGCATTGATAGTTAAATTAGCGGATCGATATTGTAATTTAAGGTATTCATGGAAGTCTGGAAATAAAAAGAAGCTAGATATGTATCTCAAAGAACATCAGTTCTTTGTTGACTGCCTGTATAGAGAGTATCACAGCGTTAGAATACAAAAGGCGTGGATGGCAGTCACTACTCTACATGGATCTATCTTGAAATGAATGAGTACATAATTCACTCATTCTCATAATAATTATATTTATATAAATAAATTGTTATGACAAAAAAAGATATTATTCGTGAATTACAATACTTAGGTATTGATTTTGATCCAAAAAGCACAAAGCAAGAGTTATTTGATGTACTTAATAGTCAGTCTCTTACATCAACTTCAAACGATGCAGACAGTCTGCATAAAGTAGAAGAAGTGCAGCCATTGGCAGCAGAAATGGCGTTGGAAGAATTTGCAGGGGTAGAAATAAAAGACTATATGCCCATGTCTGCTTTTGATTTTTGTAAACAAGCAAATATTCGTGGATTCAATAAGAACTTCTTAGTAAAGAAGTATTCAATGCATCAATTTCCAATAGAAGAATGGAAAGCGATTATGACAAAAGAAAAACTAAGCTAGAGCACCCAAAACACATAAGTTTTGCTTTAGTTATTTTTATATTACAAACTTTTCAAACGATTATAGATGGCAACAAGTTTCAATTTTAATGGAAATACGATAAAAATTCCAGGTGTTTATTCAAACATCAAATCAGGTATTAAAAACCCTACACTCAATTTACCTTATGGCAATGTAGTAGTCATTGACACAGGATCGGGAGCAGGTTTTGGTGGTGGTGCTGGAATTCAAGGACAATTAGAAAGCGGTAAAAAAGCCGTATATGAATTCGATAACATTCAAGACTTTAGAGAATTTACTAAAGGTGGACTTTGGTGGTTATTGGCTTCCCCATTATTTAGGCCAGCAGGTTTAAATTTCTCAGGGATTAGTAAATTAACTTATATCAGAGCAGCAGCTACTACAGCAGCAGAAATTGGATTAACGTTTACTGGTGCAAGTGACTCTTCTGCTGGTACAGAGGGTGGTTCAATCACTCTTCAAGTAACTGATGAGGGGTTGGGTGCAAATGGTGTATTAAATGCAACAGATGAACTAATAAAGGGTTTTGCAACTAAGATGACTACAGGGTTAATCGATAGCTCTAAGTTCATGATGAAGTTTTATGTAGGATCTTACACTGGATTAGATGAGAATGGACTTCCTTATGATAATATCAGTGAAGCAGATTCTAAGCCAAGATTATTGATCAGCTCACCTGAATTCAATAATATTGAAACACTTATTACATGGATGAAGACTGACTCTGAATTCCAAAAGAACTTTAAAGTAAAGGCATCTACAGTAACGGGTGATGGATCTATTGGTTCAGATGACTTAGATGCTTATGTTGACTATGAATTAGCGACAGGGGGAACAGAGGATTATGCAGTATCAGGAATTATTGAAGATGCCTTAGAAGCAATCAAAGATGATCAAAGTTCATATATACTTGCAGACCAATGGGGTGCAGATGCTCAAAGTGCATTAAACTTTAGATTAGCTGAATTCATTAATAATGAGTCAGTATTTAAACCTGAGCTTGTAGTAGCTGGTGGTAAAGATAGAAATGAGTTTGCTCTTTCACTTGCTACAGCCCAATTCTACGATAACGATAGAGTAACAGTTGTTCATGGTGGCCCAAGACAAATAACAAGACAAGGATTAAAACTTTACAGTGCAATGTACACAGCAGCAGCCGTATTAGGTCGTGAAGCTGGAATAGCACCACAAGTGCCATTGACGTTTAAAAACATCAATGTAGATTCTTTACAGCATGATTTAACTGACAAAGAAGTTACTCAGGCATTAGATGCAGGTGTAGTAGTGGTTAGATTAGATGGAGCTTCATTTGACGTTATTAAGGGCGTGAATACATTACAAAAGAATACATTCTTAGTAAATGAAGATGGAACGACTCATTCTAAGCAGATCAGAAGAATTGCGAGACAGTTAAATAAGGAGATTATCATTAATGCTAAGCAGCAACTATGCAAGAACCCAGTGGGAACTAACAGAAACACTCTTTCACCAGAAGATGTGAAGGCATGGTTAACTGGATATTTGAGAACAAAGAAAGCATTACCTGGATCAGATAATCTAATCCTAGACTTCTATGACATCACTGTTAGTAGAAATCAAGATGCTTATTCTGTTCAATATAAGTTTGTACCGAATAGTGAGATCAACTTCATATTCTTCACAGGATTAATAGTTGAAGTTTAATAAATGATTGTTTACTGTACCACTAATTTAGTTAACGGAAGAAAATACATAGGGCAGGATTGCAATGACAATCCTGCCTATTATGGTTCTGGAACATTAATTAAAAAAGCAATAAATAAGTACGGTAAAGAGAATTTTAAAAAAGAAATCTTAGCTCATGCAGAAGACTCTAGTCAATTAAATGATTTGGAAAAATACTATATAGAGTACTATGGTGCTGACCAATCTAGCTTGTTCTACAATATAGAATCTGGTGGCAAATCAAGCCCATGTGCTGCTTCTACAAAAGAGAAATTAAGAATATATAATACAGGCAAAAAGCATTCGCAGGAAACTAAAGATAAGGTGTCCAAGGCATTTAAAGGAAGAGTGTCGCCAACAAAGGGCATGAAGATGTCAGAAGAGACAAAGCGTAAAATATCACTTGCAAATCAAGGCAAGAAAAGGACTGATGGGTTTAAAAGGCGAATGAGGGAGATTCATTTAGGGCGAAAAGCAACTGATGAGCAAAAAACCAAGATGTCCATTAGTGCAAAAAAAAGATGTGCTAGGGGTATATCGGAGGAAACAAGAAAAAAATTGTCGGAAGCATCCAAGAAAAGTTGGGCTGCAAGAAAGAAGAAATAATTATATTTATAATAACATTAAAAGAAAAAAGATATGTCAAATCAGGTTTTGCACGGTGGGATAGCCATCATTAAAGTAAGAGGGCAAGTTGTCGGTCTTATGAGAGATGTAAGAATCTCTGATTCATTCCAACGTGCCGATATTAGAGGATTAGGAACTATTTTACCACAGGAAGCACCTGTGACTCAATGGAGTGGATCATTAACATGTTCGTTCTATATGATTGATTACAGAAAGACTGGTATTCCAGGTGCGGTAAGACGTGATGTAGGAATATCCAATGCAGCTTCACAAGTGGCAAATGGAATCAACACTTCAAACTTTGAAGATAATCTTACATTAGATGACATAGGAGTACAGATTGATCTTTATAAGAAGATTGCTGATGCTGGTTCACCTGATCCTAACACAGGATTAATTATACCAACGTCTGAGCCATTGGCTACTGTGACAAGATGTTTCATTGAAAGTGAAAACATTAATATATCAGAGGGAGTTGTTTCTGGTAAAGATCAGAGTTTCAGATATTTAGATCCTATTGTGTATAACCCATAGTAGATTAACTACTCTAATATGAGATATTATTAGACCCTAGCCTCTATCATTTATTTGGTAGGGGCTTTTTTATTAGAAAAAAATGTTATATATTTGATTTATGGTTTTGGACTCATGTTTTTGTTTCATGATTGTTCTTTATTTTTCATATTTTTTATTTGTTAAGAGCAAATTAGCCCCTATTGCAATAGGGGCTTTTTTGTTTCAAATAGTTTACTATATTTGCATTGTAACTAAACACAAAAATTAACAATGGAAACATTAAACAAAGTATGGGCTTGGATTCAAGGCCAAAGTAAAGGAACAAAGACAGCAGTAGCAGTAATTGCAGTAGTGGGCGTAATAGCTTACTTCTTAATTCCAGATTTTAAAGAGACAGTAAATGATAAATTGAATATTGGAGATAGTACCGTAGTAGATACGGCAATTGTAATGCCAATTGATACAGTGATCAATGATACTATAGTAGTAGATACAGTGAAATAAGTTTACTATTAACTGTAAACAGTAAAGCCCCTTGGAGAAATCCTTGGGGCTTTTTTGTTATGAACGAATTTGCATGGGTACAGTATCAATGCAATATTTTTTATCATTGGAGCAGTAGTATTCGATCTGCTTATCAAGATTTTTCATCTTTAAATTCAATCGACTCGATTCTTTTAGATAGTAATCGTATTCATCTGCATTGAAATTTTCCTCTAATTCTTCCTTTAGTCTCTTGCAATGATACCATGCACATTCTATTTGTTCTCTAGCATTTAGAGCATCGAAGGCGTAACTACAGTGATTTTCTACTTCCCATAGATGTGTAGATGTATTTTTAATTGCCCTTTTATAGAGGCGTATTTTGTGTTTTTTTATCTGCATGTGTAATTAGGTAGTTAAGTTGTCAATAGAAAAATGAATTTGTTTTAATCTCATCGATAAAGATCTGGCCACCATTTGTGAAAATTGTAAAATCAATAAAGACTCATGTAGGAACTCATTGTGGACAGAAAAGGACTTGATGTGTACATTTACATGTAATTTGTTATTAACTGCCTGAAAACCGATAGAAAGTATGTTAGGCGAGTCGTAAGCATGTTGAGATTGCTCTTTACCGTCATATATAGTTACATAAGCATCTAATGAATCAGGATTATGTAAAAGTTTCTCTGTAGCAATATCAAACTGCATAGCCCTTTTCATTTGCCATCCATAGTTAGAATTCACCTTGCCTATCTCATTTATTAAATGCTCATAGTGATGTCGTAGTGATGGAGGTACAGATAAATCACCATTCATATAGAAATCTAATTTAGCAGTTACAATTTCTTTAATGTCATAAGGTATGTCACTACTATCTGGATCTGTAATAGTTAATGACATATTATATTTATGTACATCATTATGATCTATTGTGGATTCTTTAACAATGGTTTTTAAATCTTCAAAAGCCGTATTTATTGTAGGCGTATTCATTGTTCGTTTTTTAATGATAATATTTCTTGATTTAAGCCATCAATTTCATCTTCTAATCTTTGATTGGTTCTATCCAGCTCACATATCTCCGACTCTAATCCATCTATCTCTATTACGGCTTCATTGTATAGATCTTCATAACTATCTTCTGTAATTGCTTCTTTTTTAGATCTTAACATATCATTCGCCTTTTCTTTGAAGGTCATCATGTCAAACTTTTGAGCATATATGGCCAGAGTTGTTAATTCGTCTTCTGTAAATTCCATCGTTTTATTTATTGTTGTTTAACATCTCGTTGTTTAAATCCCCCTTTTTCATCTATTAACATGAATCCATCGCCATTCTTAGCACTTACATGAAGATTGGCTAAATCATAGAGTCTATCATATATTCTAACATAGTGAATATTAAAGATAGGGTCTTTCAATTCGTCTCCAATGATTGATTCTGTATATAGGTCATTATTAATTAATGTTTTCATTCCCAAAACACTGCCTATTCTCTTCATGAGAACTCTTTTCCCAACATTGTGTTTCATTACATATGCAAAAATTAATCGGTCATGCCATTTTAATTTCCCCTTTATAAAGGTATATATGTCCTTTTTTCTTTGATCCTTATGCATTCTCTTATATTTTGCGTTTAAAAAAAACTAAGATACTAAAAAAATCAATGCGATCAGCTTTAGTTATTTTTATATTATGAACATTCTATTATTCCTACCATTACTCTTTACGAATCCAGACACCAATGAATACGTTACTTGCTTAGAGGGTGAGATCGATACTTCACTAAATCACGTATCAGAACCACTATATTATAGTTTTGCAGAAGACTGTAGAATTGTTGATTACTTTGCAGTAGCCGATTATCAAATGTATTTAGATTTTGGATCAAACGTAAGTGCTGTAGTGAACCATATAGAAACTGTTACGGCTTTAAGTAATGACGATTATCAAAATGCATTTAGTACTGAAATTCAATTGAATTTAGTTGGAACATATGTTTCTACCAGCCCATCGGCTGATTTATGGAATGATTCTACGCCCACTAGCATTATTAATCAATTATCCCAATTTAGATCATGGGATCAGTCAGGTGGAATTACAGTGCCACATGAATTGGCATCTCTATGGACAGGTACGGATTATTCAGGAAGTGTTATTGGCATTGCGTATGTAGGTGGCGTATGTAGAGGCGTACCGTATAATGTATTAGAATACTACAATACTGATCCAAATATGCTAAGACAGTTAATGACACATGAGATCGGACATAATTTTTCTGCTGGACATGATCCATCTGGAACTTCATTTATTATGTCGCCATTGGTATCAGGAACAAATTTATGGAGCTCTGCAAGTATAGTAGAAATAAGTGAATTTATAGATGACAACAATTCATGTTTAACTGAATGCACAACAACAATAGACCCAGAAGAACCAGATACATGTATAGGTGATGTAACTATATACGATACTACATTTATTCCAGTGAACATTCCAGTAACAATGTATGACACTACTATTATACCTGTACAGATAGATGACACTACATATAACGATGTAATTGTAAATGTGTATGACACTAATGTGATTATAGTTCAAACACATGATACCATTATTACACAGATCAATATTAATGAGTACGACACGAACATTACGATCATTAATGTGGTAGATACTACTTACAACAACATTATCGTAGTTGTAGAGGTTACAGAATACGATACGATTATCGAATACATCTATGTAACAGATACCATTATAGTAGATACTATCTACATAACAGATACAATATGTGATTTTACAACGGGATTTGGAACGCCAATAAGCCCAGAAAATGCACCACCTCATGTGAGGGGTACATATACTATTCTAGGCCAGCAAATAGGAGCAATAAGGAAATCAGGCTACTATATTATTGATGGGGTATTGTATTATGTGAGCTTTTAGGAAGAGCGTTGTGCTCTTTCCTCTGCCATCATTTGCTCCAATCTTTCCATTCTTCTAATGGCTATTGAAGCCTTACTTTCAAGGTAAGTTAATGTAACGTGAGATTTACAGGCTTCAATGTCTTTAAGTAATTCTGCTTTATTCTTTGCTTTTAATTCTTCTGGACTCATCATAACGATTATTTTAGGTGGTTTCTAAGTACATTAACGGGAGAAAAATAAAAAGGTTACAAAAAATCTGTAATTTTATCTAATCTTTTAAACACATCATCCACTTTTAGTGGCTTTTCCAGACTATATCCACACTTACTTAATCCATTGCAAACATTCTCCATGGTTTTTTTCAATTGATCCCTAATTTCTTCTCTTGTAAAGAGCTCTTGATCATTATCAGCAGTTTGCTCTTTATTCTGTAATAGAAATATATCTACGTCTGCCATAGTCATGGCCACTAAGAATTTAAGATTCAATAATGTTTCTGATATACCCTCTTGTTCGTGTGTGATGTTCATATTAGCTTCTTTTTAATAATTGATCTTCTGATACATCTGGAATGGTTAATTCTTTTCTATCCATAAATTCATCATTGAATGGAACGAATACTGCACCCATTGGCTTATCTTCTAAGTAGTGTTCATATATCCATCCACCAGGCACTCTTATAGCCCAAGTGTCTTGATCTATCTCTGTTCTCTCATGTAATTTAAGATCGTATATTTTCTTTTCTTTTGTACTCATGATTAATGGTTAAATGTGTGCTTTAATTGTTTTAGAACTGTTTTTAAATGTTTCTTATTGTCATACATATTTATGAATTGCTTAGAAGGATCTGTAACGGTAAACAATGCCTTGCTAAAGAATCCATTGAAAAATCTGGATTGCGTTTCACAAAGCATCTCTAAACAGTCTTCTTTAGAAGTCATAAGGCCACATAGCCATTCATCTTCACGTTTCTCTAATAAGACATACGGGTGCTTAAATACTGGATGCATAAGTACATCACCAACTTTAGGAGTGTCTGGATTCATCTTTGTGCTTGATCCTGGTAGTGACCTGATCCATCCAATCAATTGCTCTTGATTTGGCATTTTTTCTTTTATTTTTTCTACAATTTCTAATTTATTCATATCTCTATAAATATTGGGGGGTTTACGCATTTGTATTGCAAATTGCAATTAGATGCATTAATAAATTTAGTTCTTACTCCATCAATCATTTTAAGTCCATAATTAAATACATTTGATTCATCGTGTATATGTCCAAATAAACTGTATTCTGGATTCACGTCTCTAATGCGATTTAAGAGACTTTTACAGCCCACTTGCTCATAACGCCTCATCTCTATGGATTCAGTTAAGTCAAGTATGCCTTTAGGTGGCCCATGCGTTACAACGATGTCAATATTGTCTGGAATAATTTGTTTCCATATTCTATCCAGCTTGTTACGTGCTTTATTATAAGCCCAGCCAGTTCCAAAAGTAGGTGTATAAGGAGAGCCAAAAATCCTAACATCAGGTTGCCCATTATTCGGTCTTGAAATTTCGATAGTTTCATTTATTAAAAAGTCAATTGTTTTAAATTGTGTGGGATGTATGAATCCATGTTGTATAGAGGTGTCATGATTCCCAGGCACGAATATCTTATGATCTATATCCAATCCCTCATACCATCTCAAAAATTCCATCATGGGATGCTGATTAAAAGCTGGACTCTTATGATTGGCAGCATCACCACAGTGGATTATGACATCTGGTTTACCAGAAAGTATTTGTTCAGTCAAGTCTTGATGTTTTTCATGAGTATCGGATATTACGCAAATTTTCATACCATATATTTCGCCAAATATACATATTTTTGACAATTTTGGCGAACTATGAATTGATTTATCTATCAGTATTAAGAAATCTATCGTTTATTTTTTCCACCACTTCTTTAGTTTTTGATACCAGCATTAAAATGTAACCCCTGTGGGTATTTAGTTCAACTAACTTGGACACCATTCCTACAACTTCTACCTTATCCTTTCCTGAGACATTAATAACAATTATATCTCCAAACTTATTTTCGATTAATGCTATGTATTTTGCTTCACTCATGATTTCCTGATTTTCTTATGTAAACAATATTATAAAATATTATAATATGAAGCAAGTAATTATAATAAATTATAATTTAATATTTTTTAATTTACTGATATACAGTGTATCTTCTGCATATCTTTTACAACTATCACTATCTCTATAGATGCATTTTAAAAAAGAATAATAGTCACCATCACAATAATGGGCGTATTGCCATCTCTTATACCATCTAATAGACTCTTTCCAAGATGTAAAGGTAAGATACTGCCCTTTGCCATTAGTAGCACCAAAAAGATTCTTGCGATGTGTAAATGAGTATGAGGTGAAGTGTCCTGTTTCTAGTACGGCCTGTTTATACACAATATCAGGATTCTTGATACCTTGCATCTCTATGAAGCAGTAAATATCCATTCTATCCTGTGCTTTAAGAGGGGAAGTGAGATAAAAAAGCATGATTATCGCTAGGGATCTTTTCATAACTGGTGTAAAATTAATCATTATATAGATACAAGTCAAAAAGATTAGTGTTTTTCGACTTCCTTTAATTATTTTTATACATAACATTAAACACAAATTGTATGCAATTTCCAGATTCACAGATTGAAATTACCGTAAAGGACAGAAAATTTACCATTGATTACCCAAATACGGGTCAACTCATTGATATTGAACGAATGAAAGCTACTATAGCAGGAGGTCGATATGAATCAATAGCTAAACAAGGCTCTAATTCTAGTACTTATTCTAAGTTTTTAATTGACATGACATCGTTTTTTAACGTATTGTGTCCACAATTAATTGAGTCATTAAAAGTGTCTTCATTATTAGAGCTAAAGGCTCAGGACAGTAACATGTTACTTAGAATATATGTTAAAGATATTTTACCATGGTTAATGAAGTGGGAAGATTTACTTTCATCTGATCCAGAAGAAACAGTGAATGAAGAAGCAGGAGAAGAGTAATATAGAGCTACTTAAAAGATTTATTGTAGGTTGGAACAATACGTTCCCCTACGATAAATTATTTCGCAATAAGTACAAGATACCATTCAATAGCTCAAAGCATCGTGAATTGTCTCAAATAGATATTTATACAGAAATATTAGAAGACAAAATGATGGAGAAACATTATAGTGATCAAGAAAACAAAAGAGCGTTACTTGATAGTTATAAGGAAACTGGTGAATTCTTATTAGATAAAGATCATGATTGGTCAGAAGAAGATAAGGACGATGCATTTGACAAGCTAATGGCAAGTGTGAAACAAATGAATGATAAGTAATGGCTGAAAGCAAAAAAATAATATTTGAAGGTGTAGATAAAGGTGTCTCATCTTTTTACGACAAGATTCAGAAAAGAGCTTCTGAGGCCAACAATTCTATTATTCGTGATGCTAAAAAGCATAGTGAGTCTCTAAAAGAGCAATTGCGTTTTATGGAAGATTCCATAAAGGCTATTGAAAAACAAAATAATTTATACGAGAAACAACAAAGGTTACTCTTACAAGGTGGTCAACAAAGAGAATTGGCTGGTGCTCGTACACAGTCACAAAAAGATGAAATATCTGCTTCATACTCACAGAAGTTTTCAGGATTAAAAGAAGACTCTAATTCAGATAAGACTATTGTAACAACGCTAAAACAGATGCTAGAAGTATCTAAAGAGCAATTACGAATAGATAATTCACAGGAGCATATAAAAAAGCAGGAGCAAGCCCAAATCAATGATAGATGGGAAGCTCAAAGAAGCCTTTGGGAGCAAGAGGCTAAAGAAGATAAAGATGGCGTAAGAAGTAAGATTTCAAGGGCTAGGAGCTCTAATTTTGCAGGAATGTCTCAGCATGATAAAGACAAGCTGACATATCAAGAAAACATTGTAGGTGATCCAGCCCCAAAACAAAAGGGGGTATTTAAAGATGTACTGGCAGCCAACTTAGTTGCTGATGCCATTAAGAATATAATGGGTGGCTTAGGTCAGGTAGGCTCATCACTCGCTGGTGCTCAGGATGATACTAAGTTCATGGGTGCACTTTATGGCGGTATTGCTGGTGCAATACCATTTATGTCTGGAATAGCACCATCAATTCAGCAAGCAAAAGACAGAGAAGAAAACGCTAAAAAAGAACAGCAAATGTCTCGTCTAAAAACCAGAATGACGACTGGGGCTAATGTGGGTTCTGCTGTAGGGCTTGGTTTAACGGGTGCAGAAGCTAACGAATATGCATTACAGATAGCTACAGCACAGGGAAGCAATAAAGGGCTTAATAGCGGTGTTAGGAACTTAACTGGACTTAAATATGGCTATGGATTAGATGACAGTGATATAATGGGGCAATTATCCACAGGTCGTATGACGGGCACTGGTGGTGGTCAGAATATAGCCAATGTTATAAATGCCATGAAGCGAAGCGGTGCTATTAAAGGCAATGACTATACTCAGTTATCAGAGATGCTAGGTACTCAGGATTCATTAGCTAGAGAATCGGCACAGAATAAAAATTCACCTGATGCCAATATGATTACTGGCATTGTTTCTACGTTTGCTCAGATTGGAGGTCAATTTAAAGGAGAGAGAGCAAGTCCATCGATTAGTAAGATTAATTCAGCGTTGCAGAACCCAACTGATGACTTCAATAGAGCTCAAAACTTTGCTGCCCTAAGTGCTCTACCAGAAGCACAGGGGGCTAGTTATTTTGATATGATTCAAATGGAAGCTAAAGGACTAGAGCAAGAAGGCTTTTTTGGACAACGATTAAAGCAGATGCAAGAACAAACGGGTGGTGGAGATGATCTTTCTTTAGCTATCATGGAGGGTTTTGGATTGAATCCTGATGCAGCAGAAGATGTTAGAAGGGCTTTTGAGGTCGATCCTACACGATTTGATGAAATGTCATTCAAAGATAATAAGTCAATAGAGGCTACGGTAGCAGGTCGTGTCGGAGAAATGGGCACGAGTGGCGTGTCAAGATATGAAGTGGCAGCAGCAGATATAGAACAAAGTTTTTCAAATGGAGCTGCCGATGGTGTATTAAAGGCAGCAGAATATGCAGGAGCTAAGTTCTCAAAGACATTGATGGATGCATTTGTGGATGCATTAGGAGGCAAATTTAAAGAAGACGTGAAGACAGTTAATCAGGATATTAAGAAGAACAAGGTTATTCACGGTGTAGCAATGACAGAAGACTTTAAAGCAGATATAACTAAGATAGACCGCATGGGCATGGGTGCAAAATAAGTATTATGGCAGAAAAAACGGAATATTATTTATACACAAACACGAATGCAAGTCATACGACTGTAGGTGTGTTTTTAAGAGATCAGGCATCTATAGCATTTAATATAGGCTTAGATCCAAAAACATTGTTAGAATATACAGGATCAGATACAGATCAAAATGGTAAGGTCATTTACGATACACTCTTTTCAGACGATAAGCAACTTGCTAGTAAATATAAAGATCAATTACTGAGTCCATCTGACTTTAGTGCTGAGACATTGAAGAACGTACCGTTTCCAATTGGAGCTAAAATAGCATTGCCATTTGATAAGATCGATGGTAGTTTTGGGGTGATTCAAAGCACCAATTTTATAGATAGTGCTGATTATGAGGGATTTATGGCTAAAAAGCTATTTGATTTACTAAATGATAAATCGTATCGATCAGACACCGAAAACAGGGCTACATCAATCAATTCTGTTTCAGATATATTCAGTAATGTTTCTGTATGGGTGTGGAGTAGGGCACTAAGCACAGACATTAGTACAGGCAAAATGGAAGATGTATTGCTGGACATTACACCATTTGTAGGTTCACTAAACACAAGTGTGACGGAAACGGGGGGTAATTTCACCTTTGATCTAGCACCAGCCTTGGCAGAATTTAATGGAGATTGGGGTATAGATTTAAAAAGCATTAAACGTACAGCCAACAATGAAGTAGTCTTAGATACTTTCTTTCACGTTCCAGATGAAAACAATAATCTAAAAAGAAGATGTACATACTTTAAAAATGTATTGAGCCAAAACGATGTAGTGTTTTTAAGGTTCGAGAAACTAGAGGTGGAAAATGATCGATCTCCAATTGATTATTCTTTTGAAGTAGATAAGGCAGATCTACCTAATAAGGTATATGACATGATTGGCCTTATTGATAGTGTAGATGAAGATTTTGATGGAACATCGAATAATTTATCACTTACGGTTACAGGTAGAGATTTGATAAAGTTATTTATAGAAGATGGTGTTTATTTTTACCCATTTGAATTCACAAGTGAATCAATGTTTGCTAATCTCAATAGTAAATCGGGTGCTACCAGTGAGCAATTATTGAGGTTTAAGGGTCAAATAAGAAGTAGATTTCAGAACTTTCAAAGAAGCATTGATAGTACAATGAAGTATGTCATTAATGCATTATCTACGATTCAAATATGCTCGGACACGTTATTTAATGCGTATGGAGACAAGCGTACCAATGCCTATCAATTAACTACAGATGAAAAAGTTAAAGAGGATCAAGCTAATAAGGATTTAGAAAAGAATAAACAAGAAACATATGCTCTTATTGAAAAGGCGAGAAAAAAAGATAGTCTGCGAAAATACAACAGTGTACCCAATATAGAAATATATCGACATATTGGTGATTTTTTGATAAGAGTCAAAGAGGGGGGTCATGCAATAGAAAAAGGCGGTAAGCTAGTGGGGTGGAAACCATTTAAGAATGACAATGAGTTCATTAGAAAACCGTCACGATTACCCTTTCAATTAGATAACGAACTGTATAGGGCAGCATATGGGTACAGAAGTGTAACTGGAAAAGTATTAACAAGTTCTGAAAAAGATAAGGAAAGTTTAGAATTTGCAGCAAATGTTAAGCGAGAGTGTGCGAAGATATTAAAAGAGATCAAGCGATTACGACAGGGCATTAAAGACATACCTTTAACAGATGAAGAACAAAACTACCGAGATACATTGGATGCTGCTGCAAACGCTACCTTAGATGGTGATGATGTAAACAGTGAAGATAGAAAAACATTGGATTTCAAGGCTGCTGCACAAGATATGAATGCTTTTCACAAGAAACAATTGGCAAAGGCTAGAGAACCGATTGATCAAATAAGCAATACAGCAGAAGTGTCAGGCGTATCAAATGTACAATTGAATGAAAAGATTCTGAACAGCAAGATAAATGCCATACAAGATCTTGAAGATCAATATGATAGGCTAATGCGATCAAAGCCCTCCTTTGGTATTGTAGCTGTACCAGAGAACTTTGCAACAATGCCTAATACATTTGCTAAGCAAGCAATTCAAAAAGTATGGGAACAAATAAAGAATATTAATACTGTTAATAAAAATAGAGAGCTGGGTGCAGTAAGAGGTATTTGGCAAATCATAAAACTTACAGTAGATGACTCTGTAGCAAATAGAAGAATGTCGGATTCTAGCATTGGCAATGAGCACGGTTCATTATTAAATGCAATGAATAAGATATGTTTAAAGCCATTTGTTGAATTTTTTACAGATACATACGGTGATCAATTTAATTTGGTAGTGAGAAAACCGCCATTTGACAGAAAAAGTATAGTATCATACTTACATAAATCGGTCAATTTTAAAGCAGATGAACCAGCTACTCAGATTTCGGACACTAATGACTTTAGTGCCTACAAAAGCATAGAAACTAGCCCTGAGTCAGATTCCATTGTTAGATCGGTGAAAGAATCAGATGTAATCTCTACATCTCTATCTTTTGACACAACAGCTTATTCATGGTATAAATTAGATATTTCCCCGATATTACCTGGTACGACAAAACAAATGTCACAGGCGTTTTTAAAGGCAGTCTATTTTCCAGAATATGCAGAAATATTTGGTTCAAAGCCAATGGATAGAATGACAAACTATATACCCTTTTATCCTGTTAAAGATAAGAATGAAAAGACCCCTAATGCGTATTTCATAAGACAAGGAATGCTGGATCTTCTTTATATGATAGAGTCCAGTGCCTATTTGCCTTTTACAAGAATGGGCACTATAGTTATTAATGGAGATCGTACTATAAAGCGTGGAAACTTTATCAAGCTAGAGTCCACAGGTGAGATATATTATGTAGATTCAGTATCAAATAACTTCACGATTAGTGACACCAATATAGATAGAACCACTACTTTACAGGTAAGCAGAGGTATGAGGGAAGACTATATTAAGGGCATCACTGTAGATGGCGTAAGATATTCGTATTTTGATTTATGCCATGTGCCTTATGACGAATCTGTGTTCAACAACAACAATAAAGATGCAACAAATTTTAGTGAAATGGTGGCATCTGACTGGCACGTGAATAAGCCAGTATTTAATTTCTTTGTCAAAGGATTACAGTGTTTACCTAAAGAAGAGGCTTTTAAATTCCTTGGTGGCGTACACGACAATACTCTTGGTAGAAATTTAGATGCCAAGGGCAATGACATTGATGACTTATCCTTTGACAGAACAAACATATATAGAAGATTTTAACTGCTATGGTTAGTAAAAACAATATTGGATCTCGACATTCTTCTGGAATTGCATACGTTATAATACCAGAAGGAGTAGAAAGAAATAAATATGTTCGATTCTGTTATTCTACAGGAACGGTCAGCATTGTTATGGAAAATGGTGGCTTAATGGAAAACGTATTGATGTCCAAGCACTTATGGGATCACATTGTGTTTCCAGACACCACAGATACTTTAGGTAGCATGGTGTCGTGGAATAATATACCGAGTAACAATGCACCTGTGATCGTAGGGGTATTCAGTAAAAAAGGTGAAGTGATACAACAAGGGGAGGGGCAGGCTTCTTTTTATAGAGACAATAAACAAAATTCAGGTGATTTTACGGTTGATGAAAATACTGGTGATGTCTTTATAAACGCCAATGCTTTAGTGAGGGAAGGGGGTAATATTTATATTAAATCAAAAAATGGAGGGCTCGATAGCATTGTTAAAATAGCCTCTTCTGGCTCGATAGAGCTATCTTCACAACAATTTAGTATAGATGTATCAGATGAGCTTAATATTACCATAGACAATCCCGAAATTGATGAAAATAATACTACGATAGCTTACAAAAAAGGCGAAGGTTTTACTTATGAAGATGAATTTGACAATAAAATTGAAATATCAGATGGCAAGGTGGACATCGACAGCGAAAATATTAATTTGGGAGCAAGCGATGCTAATGAGTCAATGCTCTTGGGAGACACTACAGTAGATCTATTGCAAGATCTCATTGATATTTTATCAAAAACACAAGTGCCCACATCCATTGGTCCTCAATTTTTCATCAGTGCACCACAATTAGCTGCCCTTTTGCCCACACTAGAAAGTCTTAAAAGTAAAAAACATAAAATAGAATAATATGCCATTAGTTCCAACAGTATTAGAAAAAGCATTAGAATTACAATTAACAAGAATAGGTAAGGCCATTGAGGGTGGATCTATCAAGCCAGAAAATGCTATAGCTGAATTAGCCAAGGCCATTGCAAGTGAGGTGACTACGTATATTAAGACGGCTACGGTTACTGTACCACCTGGCATTGCAGTCACCACAGCAGGAACAGCAGTGGCTCAAACAGGAGCTACCACAGCACCAGCTACGGCCATTATTAGCTAACCCATTAAACCCATTACATTTAATTATTTTTATACATGGCAGTTTCAGATACTCTTAATAGATATAAAGGCTTACTTAGTACAGTAGGTAGGCCAGCCGTAAATGCGTTGTTCCCCAATGACATTGAAATGTATGCGGTGGCATTAGAGTTGGTTAATTCTAAAGATGAAACTGTGGAGTATTTTTTATTTCCCATAAACCCTAAAGAAATAAGAGAATCCTATAGTCCCATTATGAACGTTAAGAAAACAGCAGGGGGTATTACAACTATATCTACTCAAACATTTGTGCCCACAGATATTACTTTACAGGGTAATTTTGGTAGACAATTCAAATTCTTAGTTGGAAAAGAAGTAGTGTCATTTTCTGCATTCTCTTTTTCTAGTGTATCTGGACAAGTGAATGGTAATAGAGTACAAGATTTTTCACCTAGCATTAAAACAGGGTATGGCTGTAGCAAGATCTTAGAGAGAATTGTGAAGACGGCCTCACAATTAGATGATAACAATGCACCTCATAAACTATATTTTTACAACTTAGCGTTGGGAAATAACTACATTGTAAAGCCAATGGGTATAGATTTTACTCAAAATGAATCCCATAATATGATTTGGGACTACAATCTACAGCTAAAGTCACTGGCTAGAATAGAAGATCTTGCTAGTCCAGATGATCAAAGAGCATTAACAGCTACATTGTCAGCAAATAATATTATACAAAAGGCAGGAAATTCGGTATTAAATGAAATTAAAAGTGCTTTATTTTAAATATGCCAAACTTAAATCCACAAATATTAGAAGAATTCCAAAATAAAACGAGTTTCAGAATTAGAGATTTGTTCAATAAGGTGGCTGTATTTGCAGATAGGCATTATCAAAATGTCGTATCATTCTATAGAGGTGAAACAAAAACCATGAATACCGTATCTTTTCAATTAATGAAAGAGATTGAAACAGACATAGAAAGCTATTTTGAAACAATTAGACTACAAAGTGACAATTTAAGAAACTTTAAATTCTGGATTCTTACTGAGAATGTGGAAAATATCTACACGTGGATATTAAATGTCAAGAATGCACCAAAATGGTCACGAAGTACATTCAATGGAACAAATTACAACGGTTATTTGCCAGTAGAAATCCCATTAAAGCAGGGTCAAACATTAGAGTCATTGTCTTCTGATATTTTAAATTCTACCAATAGCGATAATGATTGGACTGATTTAGCCATTCAGAATGAATTAACAGAAGAGTCCTATACGTCTGAGGGAGGTAATATTATCAAAGCGAACCTAAATAACGGCAACAGGAGAGTAACTATCAAGAGCGTTGTATCTACACTAGAAGATGACAATGTGTTAGGTAGAGATTTTGCCAATACAATTTCCTTTGAAGATGACGATATTAAAACATTATCGCCAACTGACACCTTTGCTCAAACGATAGAAACATTAATTAATGTTAAAAAAGGCGATAATCCAGAATTTAAAACTGATGGCATTAACCCTAAATTCATAGTGGGTTCAAACGTCAATAATGTCACCTATCCAATTATATTTAGAGACCTTACTAATTTATTCTCGACAGATGACTCTATAAAGTCTTTTTCTATTGTAGACATTAATAGAACGGCTGATTCTGTAGAGATTAGTTTTGAAGTTGAGAATAGAAAAGGTGAGATCAGTAATACGTCTGCCTCTTTCTAAGGTATTTAACTATTTTTATATAAATAAGATAGTATGCCAATTAACATAAGTCCAAGTACGCTAGAAGAAAGAAAAAAACTATTTGCAGAGCTTTTACTAAATAAAACCGATAAGGTTAGTAAAATATCTAATCATAGTGCCCTTAGTGGTATTGCTTATGGTGTAGCAAAAGTAGCAGGTAAGGCCGAAAAAGATATTGTTATTGCTCTATCTCAATTATTTCCAGACTTAGCCTTTTCTTCCCAATTAGATACAACAGCAGAAATATATGGGATTGCACCTAGATTTGGATCATCTGAATCATCGACATACATACGTGTAGTAGGAGATGAAGGAACAGAGTATTTAGCTGGTACGCACATATTTGAGTCGCTAGATGGCGTACAGTTCGATATAGAAATATCTACAACTATAGGTGAAGCAGGATTCTCTTATGTAAAGGCTAGGAGTGTCGATAGGGGAGTGAGCATGAATGTTGCACCAGCTTCTATTAACAAGGTATCACCTGAGCCAGCAGGGCATCGTTATTGCGTAAATGAATACCAAGCGATAGGTGGAAGAGATGTAGAATCGGATGAAGAATTTAGAAAAAGAATCAAGGATGGCCCAAATATCCTAGCTACAGGAACTCTAGCTATGGTAGAACAGGCATTCATGAAAATAAACAATAATATATTGAGAGTTATCTTTCAGGGTTTCAATGACTTAGGCCAACTTAGGTTGGCTGTGGTGACAGTAAACGGAATTGATCTAACGACATTAGAGCTGAATAATTTACTTGTTGAAGGTGAAAAGTTCTTTGCATTTACTGAATTGAGGCCAAATGGTAAGCAATCTTATGGAATGGAGGTCAAAAATATCGAATGGCAAGCGGTGGACATGTCTTTTAGAGTAGATATTTTTTCATCTTTTAGTGTAGATGATGTTAGAATTGAAATACAAACTAAAATAGCTAAGTACTTGGATTTTAGATACTGGAATGCAGGTTCAGATGTGATTGAGTGGGATAATTTATTGAACATTGTCAAAAACACAAAGGGTGTAAGATATGTTGCTGATCAATTCTTTACGCCAAAAGTAGATATAGCTACTGATAAAAATAAATTACCACGACTAAGGGCGTTTAGAATGCTAGATCTTAACGGAGCGATTATTCAAGACCTTAGTGGCAATTTATTGCCTAGTTTTTATCCAAATGTAGCTGATGTTTCATTGCAAGCAAGCGTACTTAGAAATATATAATGGCAGAAACAACAAGCATACCAGTAGTTACTTCCCTTAGAACCGAGGGCAATACTATTTTTATAAAGACTGAATACTTTGAGGCTGGAATACTGCCAAATACAATTCAGGCTTTTATTGCTAGTCTAGCCAATAATATAGACAGCATATCGTACATCGGAGGCGAACTTGTTATACAAATGCAAGATCATCCAGAAGCTATTGATTATTATATCAATGATATAGGTGAATTAATTATATTATCAAATACAGGCGATTTTGATAATTATTTTATTAATGAGAACGGTCATCTCTTCTGGGAAGGAGACGACTTAACATAAAAAGAAAATAAATGGCGTTTCAAAGTAAAAATTTAGGCTTAGTTAAAGCGATTCATGTGGGTACGACTGCACCGTCTAATACTCAGTTGATTTGGTATAACGATAATGTAGGAGAAAAGCAGCATTATGTGTACAATGCCGTTACAAGTGCATGGGAAACTCTTGCGAAAGTAGTGAATTCTATCAATGATAATTCAGATGTTGATATTACAGGCATCACTAATGGACAGTTTTTGACTTGGGACGGTACAAATCTAGTACCATCTGATCCTGTTACAGTAGGTGGCGGATTAACCCCAAAAGGCACTTGGAACGCAACCACTAACACACCTTCCTTAGCTGATGGAGTCGGAGATGTAGGCGACTACTATCGAGTAAGTGCGGACGGCTCAACAAGTTTAGATGGCATTACAGATTGGAAAATAGGAGATCACTTATTTTTTGGAGACGACTCTAAGTGGTACAAGGTAGATAATACAGATGCAGTAGCAACAGTCAACGGTCAAACAGGAACAGTAGTATTGACTACTACAGATCTGGCAGAGGGTACGAATAAATATTATACTGAAACTAGAGTAGCAGCTAACGCTGCGGTAGTCTTAAATACTGCTAAAGTAAGTGCTGCTGGTTCTGTTGGAACACACAGTGATGTTAATTTGCCTGGTGCAAAGATAAACGGACGAGGATTGATTTGGAGCGATAGCACGTTTAAGTTTGAGATGGCGGAGTTTCCAAAAACTGAAACGCTTAATGAGTTGACAGATGTTGACACAACAACCACAGCACTTGCCGATGGTGATGGTCTTGTGTATGATGGTACTGAGTTTTTCAACAAACCAATTTGGGTAAAAAATACTTTTTCAGCCCTCACAATATCAAGCGGCAATGTTAACTGGAATGTTTCAGAGGGTTACAATAGAACACTTGACATAAATACCAATGTGGCTCTATACATGAACAGTTTTGCTTCAGGTGATGAGGGTACAATTGTTGTTACACAAGATGGTACTGGTGGGCATGAAATTGCCTTTCCTGCTGCCTTCAAGTCAACAAGAGGCACGGCACAGGCTGACATGATTGACACTGATGCGAATGCTGTCACAATATTAGAATTTAAATATGAGGGCACTGACATTTACTTTACAGAGTATCATTCTAATTTATCATCAGGTGGTGTAGCTTGGCAACCCTATACTGTTTTAACATACGGAGCAACAACAACAATAGATACCTCTGTGAGTGTTAACGGAAAAGTAACCTTAACAGGAGATACAGCAATTGCAATTACAGGAGCTACTGATGGAATGCAGGGAGAGTTAATTGTAATTCAAGACTCCACAGGAGGATTTAATATTACATCCCTTCCCTCTCCAAGTAAAGTGATTGAGAGCACTCCTGTATCAAATTTATTAACTACAGGAGCAGATGATATTACCATCTTATCATGGAGATTTGCAGGAACGACTTACTTCTGGGATTATGGCAAAAACTTTGGATAATGTTTTTTAAGAAATACGCAAGATTATATTTGACAACTGATAGTGACACAGGCACTACATTTGACCCTACAATAAATGCAGGGGCAAGCAATGTTGTTTGGTGGTTAAATGGTAATGAGTCTAAGGTAACAGGTTCATCAATATTCCACACCTTTGCCAGCTCAGGAGATAAGCCAGTGGAGGTTTCTTTTGATGATGAAACAGGTGTAACTGAAATGACAATGCCGTCTGATGGGTTGAAAGGTGATTTAGATTTCAGACCTTTTGTAAATGTTTTGATTTACACGTTTAATGGAAATACAAGTATTGAGGATGTTTTATTTCCAACAACCACAGCCCTAGTAACAAGTATAAATTTTAGTGGTGCAGGGATTACAGGTAATGTTGATCTGTCTGGAATGACTCAATTGGGTGGTAGTATAAACTTTTCAAACGGCAATGATATTTCAACTATATCTTTTCCAAGTACCAGTGTGGCAATCACATCAATATCAATGCAAAGTGGTTTTGATGGTACGGTTTTAGATTTTAGCCCTATCTCAAATATGCAGGGTGGTATGAATATAAGAACAAACTCAAACCTGCAAACAGTAACCTATCCAAGTGGTGGTAAATTAACTTCTGTTACAGCTTACAGTTGTGATATTGCGGGGGTGCAAGACTTTACAGATATTGATGACCTTGATTGTTCTTTTGAAATGAACAACAATGACATCACAGGGTTTACTTTTCCTGCCAGCACAAAGATCAATAAGTTTATTGTACATAGCAATCCATTAACAGCACTTGATTGGAGCAATGTGATTCACTTCTCAGGCACATTAAACCTATCAAGCTGCACAAGTGCATTCACACCAGTTACGGCAAATGCAACAACAGGCACAGTTACGTTTATAAACACAAGGGCAGCAGGTATAACAGGTACTTTTGACTTGAGTGGGTTGAATGATATTTCAGGATCAGTGCAATGCGATATAATGGCTAACTGTACAAAGTTTTTATTTCCAACAACAAACGGTTCAATCGTATCATTCCAAATTGATAATTGTGACATCACAGGCACACAAGACCTCAGTCCTCTTGAAAATTTATCAGGTACGGTCGATGTTTCACAGAACCCTAACATGACAGGCTTGACATGGCACACTAGCTCAGGCAATATTTCAAACCTATCAATTATAAATACAGGATTAACAACTTGTGATATTTCTGATTTAACCTTGTCTGGAACGATTGATATAAGTGCAAATGATGACTTGACAACAATTACGTTTCCTACAACCGTTTCAAATAGTGTGACGGTGTTGTATTTAGACAGCAATGACATTACAGGCACTCTTGATTTAACACCGTTTACAAATTTAAGTGGTGCGTTGTTCTTGAAGTTTAATTCATTAATGACAGGATTGACCATGCCCACCTCAACAGGCGTAATCACTTCATTAAATGTAGGCTCAACAGATGTGGGTTATGTAGATTTAACGGGTGTAACTCTTTCAAATACTTGTAGTTTAAACTTCGTTAATTGTGGTATGAGTGTAGCTAATGTAAATCAATTATTGGTAGATGCTGATGCAAGTGGAAAAACAGGATTGGTGATAGAAACGAACGGGAATAGTGCCACACCAGACACTACAACAGGAGGGTTTAATGGGAGTGCTGCAAAGACAAGTTTAATTGCAAAGGGGTGTACAGTAACAACTGACTAATATGATACAAAGCAGAACAGACACATACAAATTGATTTATGAAAATGGTGTTGCTATTGCAATACTGGGTAAGGGTGCAAAGACTGAGACCGTTAAAAGTCTTTATGAGAGTGAGTACATGGGTAATGTTGTGAATCATGTTGTGAACAACTCAATTGACATTGCACCACTATTCAAAACATTTGACTTTAATTTCTTTGACTTTACAATTGATTTGGATTATCAAATAAGTTTAATTGAGGATGTGGTTGAGCGTTCTTATTATGAGAAACTAAAGAAGAGAACTTTGGCAGATGACTTGCCTGAGATTGAATTATTGAAAAAATATATTGACAAAGTAAAGGTTTAGTGTGTATCAGGGAGGAGTCTGAAAAAACATTAATAAAATAAGACATGAATATAGAAGAAACCGTACAAAAACCAGCCATACAGAAGACAGTATCGGTATTAGTGGGAGCAATTTTAGGAGCATGTTTGGCACTCATTCCATTTTATTATTCGACAAATAACAGGCTAGATAATATTGAAAAGCAGACTATTATTTACGATGAGGGGTTAAGAGATATTCAGGATTTGAAGCTACATCCGATTAGAGTAAATGCAAAACTTGACAATATTGGTGATGGAATGAAGAATATGAAAGAGCAAATTAAACTTGTATATGAACGACAAGAAAAAACGTATGACTTAATTCTTAAAGAGAGAAACTAATGAAATATATACCGTTTTTTTTAGTATTCTTTGCAGGATGCATCGTAGATCAAGACCCTATAGAAACCGTGATTGAACAATCAGTCACTAAGGACAGCGTAATCGTATCATTGAAAAATGAAATACGTATCATGGAATTAACCATTGATAGCCTAGAGTCACAGGCGGTGGTAGATACAGATCAAATTTTACGTATCATGGCTAAGCTAGATGGAGCAAAATTTAAGAATGTCGTTAATCAAGATATTGAAATTCGCCTATCTAATGCCAAAAAAAGAGTCGAATATTTAGAATATAAAGTGAATCTTGTCAAAAAAGAGAGTCAAAAAGAAAAAGTGCTGGAATTAAGAGATAGTTTAGAAAAATCGGATTCAGTCATTGTTGTTTTAAAACACGATATTGTCGAATTAGAACAAGTAATGAGCAGTGAGCATCTTTCTATTGTAGGATTGCACGTGAAGGCTCTAAAAAAAACAGGTACATTTTCCAGACGTGAAGTATCAAAAGCACATAAGGCGGATATTCTGTATTGCTCATTTTCTGTGCCTGAGAGCAACGTAATTGAACACAAGGAGTACTATGTTAACTTTAAGGTGCATAGTGTCTTAGATTCTTCTTTTATAGCAGCAAAACAAAAAATTAAGTATAAAGGGGAGTCACAAAAAATAGAAGTCAATATACCTCTGACAAAAGAATTAATGAAGGGTGCTCGAAACGTGAGTGTCGAGATAGAAGGAAACGATACTTCTATTTCCAAGATCTACCTTAAATAAATTATATTTACAATATAGCTTTATGGCAATTATCAAAAATACAACAACTGAAAACGGAGATGTTCTGATCATAAAATCAGAAGTCCCCATTATTGGTTTAATTGCTTTAGTTTCATTTTTAGATGAAGTAGATGGGGAAACCATTAATAGATACTTTGATAAAGAATTCAGATATTCTATAGATGGCATCACATATTCTGATTTTTTACCTCTTACGACAGCAAATGTGGAGGCGATACAGATTCATTCCAGCGACACTTTCTATGTAGAATATAGATATAAAAGAGAGGGCTCGGATAATACAGGTACATTAGGATTTAACTCTATAGAATTGGAAGGTGAATATCAATTTCTGACACCTGGACAGCCATGGGACGATTCCAATTTCAGCACCTATGTAGACTACAATGGTGTATGTACTATCTCATGGGCAGTAAACGTATTAGAAAAGATATATAAAAAGGGGCTACTTCCTAAATACTTGGATAGAGGAACGGATGGAACAAATACCAGAGATAGGGATTTTTTAGATTTCTGGCGTAGCATTACCCATTTTTATGGATGGTATGTATGTTTAGCGAGATATTACAGATTCTTTTATCGTGATCCAGAATTATTAGAAGAATATATTGTCCAAAGAGGCATAAATGTATGTAGAACATCTACTGATATTGAACAATTGTTCTATTTAATGCAGAATGCTTTAGATGAGGTTAGACATAGAGGAACGATTCAGATTATCAAGGAAAAGGGATATGATCACCCAGGTTCTAACGATTCCTCCACCTCATCCAGCCTAAGCAATAGTTCCATCACTGATATAAAGCAGGTAGATGGAGAATTCTTGCGTTTAATATGCAGAAACGTCATTGATGAATTCTGTTTTATTTTAAATAGAGATGAAAATGTAGGGTGGAATATTGGAAACAGTTCACCACTATATAAAACCATCGATGCGGAAAAATACCCAATAGATACTATTGCGGAAATCGCTGATTTTAATCTATATCCAGACGGAGACATTAGCATTAATGAAGGTGCTTTGTTGATTGAAAATGTTCCAAGTGGGGAAACTGGTGGTATTGGGGGGTTTAGTGAACAACATTTTATAAAAGTAAATCCATATCTTGACTATGAAGTGTCATTTGAGGTAAAACAAGATGTGAACGTAGGTAACTTAACTTTTGGAATAAGTGCTTTTGATCTTAATAATAATCCGACTGATTTACTTAATGTGCAAAATAATACTGCTCAAAACGAATTTTTTACAGAACAACAACTCAATACAACGTCTTTTCAGAAGGTTTCAGGAACTATATATGGAGTAGGTAGGGTTCAGCAATATAATGCCGTAGGAACGACATATGGGGCCAATACAATCGTATCATGGCTTAGTAGCTATTTTAAAGCTACAAGAGATGTACCAGAAACAATTGATCCATCTGATGCAACGTATTGGCAGGTCATCGATGCTTCTGAGGCTCAAAGAGTATTAAAGACATCTGGTTATTTAGGAGACAATTTAACATTCCAAAATACTGTGGTTAAAATACTACCATCAATTACACTTGATAATACAAGTGGAGCTGGTGGTGAATTAGAAGTTAGGAATATATCTATAAAGCCCATAAATACTGATTATAGCAAGGGATTTATACAGACACCAAACATACTAGAGTTTTGGGGTGTAAATAGAAATCTACAAAGATCTAATGATACAGTAGAAAAAGAGGCTACAAAGTACTTATTTCCATACAATGTAACCTCTATATTTAAGTGGGTTCAAGCCCCAGGCAGTTAAGCCTCTTCATTCAATGCATGCTCTAATCTCAATATTTTTGTCCTAACAGGGCATAAATGCTTATGATCTTGTTGTATAGATTCCTTATTTGGCTCAGCATCAATGTATTTGCACCAATAATAATTGCTTTTATATGATTTAAGATCAGCAAGCTCTTTTTTTAATTCTCTTCTGGCATCTCCTGATATTTTATATGGCGACTTATTCATTATTTAGATTTAATATTAAAATTACCGAGCTCTATTGCTTCTAATGTAGACTGATAAGCCCCCTCTAGTATCTCTAGTGTGTAATGGCTATTCATGGTGGTGAATTCAATTTTGTTTTTAGCATCTTCAACAATCTTCACAACTTCTGTAGTTTGCCATGTGTACGCTGGATTAAATGGTGATAACAACAAACTTCTACCTACAGCTATTTCATTATGAGAGGTGGGGTTCATGCCGTTCTTATCGTATTCAAGCCACTTGTGATCACTTGACATTTTAGTGAGGCCATCACCCTTTCTGGTTAATTTTCTATGTGTTTCCATTAAAATACGACTTTAATTGTTACGTTCTTATTTGGAGTCATGTAGTCTTCTTTGTCGCCTACGGGCACGTTCTTGGTTAAAAAGATGCATTCTACATCGACATTAAATTTTTTTTCCATCTTATCCACCATTTGAGATATTTTGCTGGCCATCTCTTCTTTGTCAGCATTGAGTTCACTTATGGCTTCCTGTATTGACTTACGTTTAATCATCTTGCATTAGTTTATTTACTGTTCTTAAAAACCTACTGGTCACATTCTGTGACAGGTTATCTTTTTTCCAAAGAATCATTGCACCAGAAATCGATAATAAATCTCGACTCCCATCTTCTAATTCCATATAGTGTGCTCTACACTGATTACCCTTATAATTAAAGGTAAAATCTTTCACAACAGGGTATTTGATTTTTATTTCATATTCTCTTTTAGTGTTATTATTCATAGACCAAAAGATTCTTCTAGGATCATTCATGAGGGCAAATATATACAAAGTAATAACATACGGCAAATTGAACACGGATTTAATTATTTTTATAATACTAATTAGATAGATAAAATGGGTAGTTTAAAATTCAGCACAGGTTTATTTTTAGAAAAAGCGGAACTGAACAGATTTAAGGAATTTGTTCAAGATGAAGGATATGTAAAATACTTTCAGCAAAATTCATTGACTTTTGGTTTAATCGACAATGAAGGTTCTAGTTTATTTGAAAACGGCAAAATCACAGAAGGGTCTTCATTGGAGATCAATCACAATGAAATCAGAGCATTTGACAGTAATGGTAAGTTTATATACAAGCCAGCTACAAACGCTATCACTGTACCAAATGACGATGTATGGTATTGGGTAAAAATCAGCTACGCCATAGCTAATGAAGAAATAGGGACATTTTCAATAGACATCAATGGCAATCTTACATGTTCTACATCAAATGGAACATTAACACAAGTACTTAGGGGTCAGCCAAACTTTCCATCAAGGGTAAAACTCATTGATTCTACAAATAACCTATTGGAGTACGATGTATTAGAGGTTGTGGACGACAACAATGCAGTATTACAGGGTAATTTTGTAGCGGAAACTGACTTGAAGTTAGTTGTGGTTGGGACGTTCGCACCAGGTTCAGTACCCACCTCAACTGAAAAAGATATATTCAACTACGATTCCTGTAACCTAGAATTTGTAGCAGAAACAACAGTGAATACGCCACCGACATTTACAACAGGTGAAGATTTTTTCTTAGCTAGAGTAAAGAATGACGGCACTATATTAGAAATAGAAGATAAACGTGTAGATTACAAGTATAAGTCAGTAGACAATGGATTACTGACAAATTTTAACAAAGCCATTAACCCTGTAATTGGAGTTGAAAGCATTAAGTATGATGTTAATTTAGGGCCTCGATTTAACAATATTGTTCATGCATCGTGGGGATTAAGGTCAAGCAACTGGTCCTTTAACTCTAAATTAAATAGAATCACATTTAATGCTGCACAAGGAGGTAGATACAAAGCTAATGATGTAACTCTTTTCTCTAATGGTGATTTAGATGGTTGGAGAATATATAATGAGGCAGGAGAATATGTGAATGTGAAGAACAGCTCTAAATCAGGTAGTCAATTAAACTTTGATCTTGATGCAGCGAATCCCGATGACTTTAGTGACACTACACAGCAATTGCTGGTTGTGCCAAATGCTGATGAAATAGAATTAATATTCAAATCTAATCCAGACGACAATGTAGAATTACCTGATGTAGTTGTCAACTACCCTATCAATAGAGATGTAGTAAAAGTTCCATTGTCAGTATATAAGGCCACAGGCACATCCTATGTATTTACGTACAGATATAAGCAGTTCCTAGAATATTCGCCATCTTTCTTACCACAAGATGATGCTATTGGTTTTTACAATGAAGGTCAATTTGACGATAATGGAGTATTCATTGCATCGCCATCTCAAACGCCATATACATCTAGCGACACGGTAGGGTTTATTCCACTATCTATGGCTACTGCTTCTTATTTTAATACCATTGGGTCTCTGATTACTGGCGATCTATTTGGAGTGAGCACAACGCAATTAAACAATGCGTTCCCAACTAAAAATTTAGTTGTCGGTTCAAGCAAGCAGTATCAAATTATTGAAGGTACAATTACACTTGGAACGAACCACTACATTAACCTATCCACAATAGATGCTCAGGAAGGCAATGTGTTTTGGATTCACTTTAAATTTAATTTAACGAGGGATGGGAACAATCTATTTATAGTTCAGGATTTTGTGTCGTCTGGTAGTCCAGGAACGATACTACGAGAATTCACCAATCGTGATGAAGATTACATTTCACCTGATCACGGACTTTGGTTAAGAGCCATATTTGATGACGAAGGTAATTGGAGGCTCACTGGATTTTTAGAAAAAACAGCAGGTTTTACAGGGCTTGTGCCTGAATCCGACATCAATGATCAAGGCGATAATACTAACTTAACATTTTACTCATAATGGCAACAACTGCAAACATATTAGATATAGTTGAAGGAACTAATTACTATAAGCTAACAAACACTAATGCATCTAATCCTTTATTAATCATACGACTAGAGCCACACACTAATCAAAAGCATGGCGACACAGTGTATTTGGATCTATATTCAGAAGTAGGTGTATCTTCTGGTAGAATAACATTGGTCAATAGCTCATCCACCAGCATGTCATCTTATCCAGAAAACAATATTCGATTAAATACTTTGGGCAACGATACAGATACCGATCTCATAAGCATTGAAGACACCTCTGATGGTGCAAGGCGAGTATTGAAGTTCATTTATCTTGAAACACTTCATGGAGGCACATCACAGTCATCAGGTGGAAATGATTACGAATGGTATGTTGTAGAAGATAATTTATATAC